AAGAAGAGCAGTCAATAGCCCAACCATCCATGTGGCTGGATACTTTAGAACCGCCAACAGCAAGATTAACGTCGGGCAGGCGTAACCAAGAATTAACACGCATAGGGCCAGTGACATTACGCACCTCCTCCAAATGCCCTGCCGCCGCTTTCATGTTTGCCAGTTGGCGTTCATCGGGCTGGTTGTTGATCCCCATGCGTATAGCAGTCTCGCTATACGTGGCTTCGTCTAAGGTGAAATGTTCTGAGAGCTGCATATTAGTGTTTGTGACTTGCACCAAAGTAGTAGGACAACACCATAACCAAAGCGCCGTCCAGCGTACCCAATACACGGATGATAATCTCACGCATTTGGTCTGGCACGATGTGAGTCAATAAGTGATACTGGATGAGTCCCCATGCAATCACCACCACAATAGCCAGAATAGGCGTTACGGACTTATTGAGTAGGGGTGTGTGCTCGCTTGTGGCTAAAGCCTGTTCGTTCTTGCGGGCAGAATCTCTGTCGGCGGCATCTAGTTTTGCGTACTCTAACTCCAGTTCTTGAAGTTTTTGAGCCGCCTGTGGATCACCAGCAATCGCTTTTGCAACGGATTCGACAGAATCGGAGACACCAAACTTAGAAGCCAGAGCGGACACCGCCATGCCACCCAGAGGACCAGCAACAGCAGTTGCCAACGTGGGCGCGATACCTTTGAGTAAGCCGAATAGTTCATTCATTTTTGCTCCTTTAGTTCCTGTTTAAGCCTACGCAACTCTTTGATTTCTCGTTTAAGCTGCGCTTTCATATATAGGGTTTCTACGTATGCCATCGAAGTTGTGCCTACAACAATACACAGCGCAACCGCAGTCAAAATCCATCCGACAAGACGCGCAGTTGCCACATTAGCCACCCAAAAAATAGAGATACAAACACTGTTGCAATTATCCCACTTGTTGTCTCGATATGCCTAATCTCTTCTTGCTCTCTTGCCCACCTCGCTAACCTAACCCTGCGTATCGTTTCTGCCCTAGCCCACTCTTGTTCTTGTTCTATTCTGGCGTGCATCTTCAAGAAACGCGTATACAAATCTTTCAACTCAGTCGGCGCATAGACCATCGCTTCCCTAGTCTGCTCCATCAACTTCTCCATCTGCAGTTCAATCAGCGCTCGCTCTATAGCCTTCTTGCTGGTATTTTGCGTTGGGTCGTAGTTGGTCTTTGATGTTTCCTCTAGCTCATGGTAGTGGTTGTTAATCTCTTGCTGTGTGTCAAAAAGAACCCCAAGGTTTGCACCAATTTCGCTAATGAGTTTGAGCTCAAGTTCTTCGTAGGACTGTTGCTTCTTTTGCGACACAGACTTTGGCGCGATTGCGTCTCGTTTTGTCGCAAGTTTGTCGTGAGATGGCGCGAATAATCCAACAAACCAGTCAAAGATACCTTTGATTGCCTTGACATCGCCAATGACTCCCTCAACGGTTTTCTTTGCGCCCTCAAGTTCCATACGCCCCTCATGGAGCATAGAACATCCCTGCTTAATAAAGCCAACAGCGGCTTGAGCCGCCATAAGTAGGGTGAATGGGTCAATGGCTTACTCCGTAGGTTCGGGCTTGGGGAGCTGCGCTTCCACTTGTGTTCGTAGTTTTAGATATAGCGGATGAGCGTTGGACTGGGTTGGTAATTGACCGATGATGTTAATAACGTCAACGGCTTCTTGTGCGGTCAGGGTGATTGTGACTTCCATTTAGCCCACCTTTGCTTTGAGTTCCGCTATCTCTGCGGCTTGTGCGTCAACGATTGTCTTTAGTTCTTGAATGGCGGCTGTTAGTGTGGCTACCAAGAAAGATGTGTCAATACCTTGATGGATTGGTTTGCCATCTTCATCAACAGCATCTTTTTTACCAACTACCGCATCAGGCATTACTTCTTGTAATTCGTGCGCTATAAAGCCTTGCCCATCAGAGCCATCTTGTTTCCATTTGTAGGTTACTGGCTTTAATTGAGCAACAGTAGCCAATGCGCCCGTCATAGGTGCAATGTTTTCTTTTAGTCTGTAATCAGATGATGTGGCGTAGGTTGTAGTTGTTGGGTTTATTTGGATACTACCAACTATGGTTGATGCGTTAGCGTTATAAAAACGCATTGCATTTACTGTTACATCTGATGGTCTTCCGCTAACAATAATCCCATAACTAGCACTAGCGGCTGAATTATTATTACAGTTAACAGTAACTGTTTCTCCGCTTGCTGGTGCATCTAACATTCCAAAAACAGTAGTGTTTTTTCCTGATGCGGCACTAGCACCAGCAGGGCGGTTATATATGGCAGGATTACCATCCCCATCAGATAAAACAATCCAGTTACTTGCTGTACGAATGTCATAGCCACCAATGTTTCCATCGTAGCGACCAATGATTGTGTTCTTAGTACCACTTGTTATTGCTTCACCAGCACCTTGTCCAAGAAATGTGTTGTAACTTCCAGTTGAGTAATAGCCAGCATTTGTCCCAACAAAGGTTGACGAAACTGAAGACACGCCCGAATAACCCGCAGTTTTTCCTATTGCAACAACACTATCGCCTGTTGTTCTTGAATATGAAGCCTGATAACCTACTGCTACTCCGTTAGATGCTGTGGTGTTGGATTTAAGTGCTTGCGCCCCTAATGCCGTATTAAAATCACCAGTAGTAATTGATGACATGGCTTGATAGCCAACAGCAGTTGCATAATCTATATCTGCGCCAGCAAGTCCTGCTTGTGAACCAACAAAAGTGCTTTGACCACCAGTAGATTGAGCAAGTCCTGCTTGATACCCGATTGCAACATTGTTACCACCAGTTGTGTTTGCAGTTAAAGCACTTGCACCAACAGCAGTTGAAGTAGATACAGCACCACCGCCTTTACCTACTGTTAGACCAGAGATAGTTGCGTCAGATGTTGTTGTGATTGTTGTTACAGAGGGCGTACTTGTAAACGCAGTAGTCTGTGTAGTGCTATCGCTAAAGGTAATGGAAGGTGAACTTCCCGATATTACTGTTGTCATGCTTTACTTTCAATCGCCACGATTCGGGCGGTTAGTGCGTTGATTGTTTCGGCTTGTGTGTCGTTTATTGCTTTTAGTTCTTGGATTGCTTTAATCATTGCTGGTACTAAAGCAGATGTATCAACAGACATCATGTCTTCTTCAGTACAACCTTTTGATACTACTTCTGGGGCTACTGTTTTTAATTCCTGTGCAATAACTCCAAAATCAGTATGAATTTTATTTTCAATCCAATCAAAAGCACGAATCTTTACATTACTTAATTTTTCTAGACCTGAGCCAGCATCAACAATATTTTCTTTTAATCTTTGGTCAGATGTAGTGTTATATAAGGTTACAGAACCATTAGAAGTAATAGAACCCCGTTGTGTTCCACCTTCTTGAATATTAAAATGGTAAAAAGTTCCACCATCAGATAACCCATTTGAAATGTATCTATAACCAGCGGCAGTAGTTGCGGCTTCAGAATAAATACCATTGCCCGATGTTTTACTTACTCTTAATAAACCACCAGTTGCACCACTACCAGCACTTGTAGTCCCCACCAGCAAGTTACCGCTAGAGTCGATACGAGCGCGTTCTGTCGCGTTGTTAGTTGCAAACACCAACGGGGTTGTGGTGTCGTTTAAATCTGGCCCAATTTGCATAAAAATACCGGGCGCGTATTTAATACTAGCAATGCCATTAGCCCCACTAGACCCAATTCGCAAATCAACACGAACATACCCATTTGATGCCGTGTTATCAAAATAGTTGCCAATGTATCCCGCGGCAGACGACCCAGATGTATTAAATTTAGCCGCAGGGCTAGTAGTACCAATCCCCACATTCTGTGAAGTATCAATAGTAATCGCAGTAGTGCCAGCAGACTGCAAAGTTAGCGCAGTAGATGCCGCACTTGTCAGCGTATTGGTTTTTACGCTTCCTGCAAATGTGGCGTTCTGTGAGGTGTCAAGTGTCAATGCTGTAGTAGAAGCCGTTTGCAGGGCTAACGACCCCGAAGTATCGGCAGTTTGAACCAGCCCTGCGCTGGTGCTGGCATTTATCGTAGTCGTCATGTCTTATCCTTTCAGAGCCGCAAGTTCGGCTTTTACTGTATCTAGTTCGGCTTTTATCATTGTGTGTCCTCTGCGGGTTCAGGCGTGTTGCCAGCCTCAAGCCAGCGAAGATAGGCTTGGTAGTCGGTGTTGTCTGGGTCAAATGGGATGAATGCGCCATCGCTTGTGCGAATAACCCCCTGTGCAATTTTGTCATGAAAAGTTTTGTATTGTTTATACATTTTTACAACTCCGCTGATGAAGTAAAGTCATAGTTATAACCAAAATTAGTTCCACCATTAGCAGTTGCATACGTAGAATAATAATCCGAACTATTTCTATCAATTGTCAAACCTGAGCAATTGTCATAACTTATATTAGAAGTAGTAACTGTAGGTGTCGCTCTTTTTGTAACTTTATAAAACCATACTGAAGTTCTTACTGTTCCATTTGCACCAGTTTTATACAAAGTTGGAACATAGATAGTAGTCAGTGTTTCAAAATATCTCTGACACAAAAACAACTCAGTTCCATAGTCGCGGTAGTCAAACGATGTTGCGGTACTGCCTTTTTCTAGTTGGACATTACCAATAGTCCAAGTGCCAGATGTTTGCGCACCAACATTTAATTGAATCATTAATCCATTTGATGCACTAGAAGGTAATGATATTTGAGTTGAATAATTTGTTAATGTTGAATTTACAGTAAATGTTCCTGTAGCAATTTGTGTATAACCAGAATAATTATCAGAAGCTGTAGGGTAATATGCAGTCCACGTTACTGTTGTAAGTAAACTATTTGCTAAATTACAAGATAATGTAACTGTTGAATTAGCACAATCTGCAATATTTTTAGCTTCAATACGTTGAATAAGATAAATGCCTGTATTAGATGCTGCACCAGTAAATCTATAAGTGCTAATATTTGCTGATGTTATTTGTTGACCAGTTACGTTTGCTCCTGTTGGAACCGCATACCATCTATCTACTGTATATTGATTGCCACCACCAGTAGTGATAGTTTGTGCAGCCCCCGCATTACGCTGGTCAATCACCATCGCACCATTGATGATGCGGTTTTTAAAGCCGTAGTAGCCAGTATTCGTCCCTGTACCGCCATAAGCCTCTGGAACAGTACCAGAAGATATAGCACTACCACTTATGCCTGTGCTAGATGCTGTAGTCAACATCGTGCCGCTTGTGGCTGGTAGTGTGACTGTGACTGTTCCCGCTACCGCAGGTGCAGATAGGGTTACTGCCCCAGATGTATCGCCATTTATAACAACTGAACTCATATTTTTTCCTTACAAGACAACCCAGCGCTGTCCGCTAGTGATAGTTACTGAAACACCAGAATTAACAGTTATAGGGCCAACAGACATGCCGTTAATACCAGAAGGCAAGGTGTAATCTGCCGTCACTACTGTCTTATTTGTTTGGATAACGCCATTAGCCTGCGCTCCGCCAATACCACCCCAGTTTGTGCCGTCATAGCCTTCAAACTGTGTATTCGTTGTGTTAAACCGCAACATCCCCGTTGCTGGAGTTGACGGTCTTTGTGCGGTTGTGCCTACCGAAAGAGTAAGCGTTGTTATCGCTGTAAAGTCAGTCCCATTCCACGCACACAGCATACTCACGCCCGTGGGGATAATTACTCCCGTGGTAGCAGAACCTTTTAGTATGACTTGAAAGTCAGACTGGTTAACAACTATGTACGCTTTACTTGATGACGGTGCAACGATGTTTCTACTAACCCCGGGCGTGCCTGTCGGTATGAGAATAGCCATTCGAGCTTGATTGCTCGCACCTGATCCTGTGGTGGTCAGTGTCCAGTTTGCAGATGTAACACTTTGGGTTGCGTAGTTAGCGACCGAGTCTTCAACCAACTGCGTAATAGCGTCGTTGACTGTGGTGCCCCACGTTCCTGACAGTTCGCCAGTAACGGGTAATGCAAATCCTAACAGTGAGGTATATGCTGTGGTCACAGTGCGCTCCTATATTCTGTCATTTTATAGCCCTTTTTGTTAAAGCACAACCCAGCGAGCGCCGGAACCTAGTGTTACTGACTGACCGCTTGCAACGGTGATTGGACCTGCTGACATAGCTGAATTTCCAGCGGCTATGGTGTAACTTGCACTTACTGTCTGACTGTTGACATAAAGACCGTTGCTGGCAATTATGTTGGTTCCAGTGATGCTCCCTGCGTTGGTGACATTTCCACTAGCATCTTGATTTACCGACTTACCAGATGGATAGGTGACAAATACGTCTTTTGTTCCAGCCGAGAAGTTGACCAATGAACCTGAGTTGCTGGATGACAAAACTGTCGTGCGGGCTAGGGTTGTCCCTGATGAAGTGTAAGTTCCAATACCCACTTCCCATTCAGAGCCTGTTTGCCCCGCAATTGTGTAGTAAGTAGTGTTTGCGTTACCTATGGCGGAAAAAGACTGGAATCCAGTAGAGGCACCAAGCAGAGTCACTGTTCCCGTACCAGTCGTTGTGGTGGTTTCTTTTACTCTGTCTGCTAGTACAAGCGCCATATTTATTCCTTACGATACCGTGTCAATCACTTGCCAGTTTGCTGTTTCGGGGTTATTTATAACCGCCCAGTTTGCAGTTTGGGAATCAACTATATTTTGCCAGTTTGCCGTCTGGCTGTCGACAATTGTTGTCCAGTAGAACTTACCTAGCGTACCAACAAACCCAGAAGCCGTATTACCTGTCAACGCCACCGATATAGTAAACCCAACTGAGCCCCCTACCGCAGTAGCCCCCAAACCTGTTACCGCCGCAGCCTTGCCGGGCAACACAGTACCAACAGAACCAGACGCAACATCACCAGTCAACGCAACAGAAACGCTTTGCCCAACTGACCCAACAGCACCCGACGCCTCTACACCTGTCAATGCGACAGACATGGTGGGTACTACAGTACCAACAAATCCCGACGCTACGTCTCCAGTTTCTGTGGGGGAAGCGCTTGGAGTAACAGTTCCAACAAACCCTGACGCTACAACACCTGTCAAAGCCACCGACATAGTCGGCGTAACAGTTCCTACGAAGCCTGACGCTACATCCCCTGACAGAGATGGATTGCTACTTACCCCAACTGTGCCTACCGCACCAGAAGCCGTCCTACCACTTAGAGCCTGAGACGCCGTTGGCGTTACTGTTCCGACAAAACCTGATGCCGCATTACCCGTTAGCGCAACAGACAGGCTAGGGGTAGCCGTTCCGACAAAACCAGAAGCCGAGTCCCCAGATAGGGCAACAGTCTCGCTAGTAGTTACAGTACCAACAAACCCAGAACTGACTAGTCCGGTCAGAGCTACAGAAATCGTCGGTGTTACTGCCCCGACAAAGCCCGATGCGGCATTCCCAGAGACTGCCTGTGTACTACTCGGAGTTACTGTCCCTACAAAACCAGAAGCCAAATCACCCGTCAGGGCAGGGCTATTACTTACTCCAACTGTACCTACTGCGCCTGATGCTGCGTTACCTGTTAAGGCGACCGCAACCGTTACCCCAGAAAGCGAGGCAAATGGCGTTTCAGCAAAAGCGGAGATACCAAACATGGTCTAAACGGCCTTAAGCCGCCTCCGCTTATGTTGTAGAAATACGCAGTAAAGCGGTAGTCGTTGTGTTTGAAGGCATTGTTAACGCAAAAGTACCAGCAGTAATCGTTTGATTACCAAAGGTGTATACGCCAACAGCCTTGTTTGACTGGCTTGAGTTATACATAAGCATCGCATTGAACGAGGTGCTTAAAGTCACGTTGGTATAACTAATACTTGCAGAAGGAGTCCAGTAAGCCACGCCAGCAGTTACAGAACTATTAGTCGAGGCAGGAGCAGTAGCGTTTGTGATTGTTACACCACCCGCCGTGTAGTTAGTTCCAGTCACTTCACCTGTAGATGAATAGGCTGTAGTGGAAGCGTCAATCGTTGCGCTAGTCAAATACAAAGCCGCCTTAAAGGTGTCTGCTGTAGTTGCTGCACGGATAGGTGCTACGCCAAAGTTGTGGGTTGCGGTCAGCGCTTCGGCTAAAAACGAAGTGCATAGGGATGCGGTATTTGCCATGATGTTTCCTTTTAGAAAGTGCCTACTTCACCGCCAATAGGCAGGGAGCGTTTAAGTGTTACATGTGCTGAACGATGGACTAACTCTGCGTCTTTCCAATACTCAACCCAAGTGGTCAATTCGTTGTCATCCTCAAAAACCCCTTCTTTCTTTTCAAGAAGAGATTCGTCCATATCGCCGTAAATTGTTGTGACCATTACGAAATCCTTATGATTGCTGAGGTGTTAGTGTTTGCGGGGAATTGTACGGTGAATGTGGCTGTAGAGGTCTTATCTGCCCCAAAATCTAATACACAAACTGTTGGGTTTGTTGTACCGTTAGCCAAGTAAATCAATGCACCCCGCGCTGTAACAGAGGTTGACCACACGGCATTTGTAAAGGACAAGTAGGTTGTAGCCGCACCTGTCTGGTTACCTATTGTGGGGATTTGGCTAATCACCAATGTTTGTCCACCGGCCGTGTAACCTGTTGCAGATACCTCGCCCGTGCTTGTATATGCTGTTGTAGTGGCGTCTAGCGTAGCCGCGTTTGTATACAGGGCGATCTTAAATACCTGCGTTGTGCCTGTATCAAAATTAAATATCCCGTCAAGTAAACCTGTCTTGAACGTATTGGTTGTCCAGTTGCCAGTAAATGCCATTACTGAACCCCGTTATTCTGTGGTAGCGGAGCCACACGAGCCTGACCACTACGATACGCATCACTGCGCTCCAGACCATCTCCAAGGCGTTTAGCCAAGGCAAGTGCTTCCATGTATTTTTGGTTGTACAACTGGACAAGATCGGCTTCACCCTTCATAAAGGTATACGCCTCAACAAGTGATCCGTATAGCAGAACAGTGTCAAAGTTATCACCTAGCCAAGTTGTGCTTGCTGTAGTGATTGAATCAGGGTAGTAATAGTAGTGCAGTTCTGCCGTGTAAGCCACATCAGGCGTGGGGCCAAGAATGAAAGACAACTCGTTAGTAATTGCAGAAGACGTTACTGTCGGACCAAATAAAGCGTAATACTTAGGGGCACCAGTATCTGTAGGGATTGGGTAGGCTTCGCGAATAAAGTTAACATCTTTGTTTAACAGATAGGTATACGCCCCTGTGGTTGGATCCACAACTGCCAAAGAATAAGTTGACAAGAAGTCGTTGGGGCACGACAAGTATTTATTGTTTGCGGTAGTGATACCCGTTGAGTTCTTACGTAACGATGGAAACTGAACCGAGTTGTAGATGCGTTGTTCTGCCTGATTGATGAAACGGTTGATCTGCTGTGTAGAAGACACAGTAGTAACGCCATCGGCAAGCGTGATCGTCGGAAAATTGTTTTCCGTGTACGTCTGAATTGCAGCTACAAGCTCGGTATAGGTCATGCCATCGGGCCTCGTGCCATCAAGCCTTTAGTGGCTGCGCCAGTACCACGGATTTTAATACCGTCTGTTTTAACAGTCTCATTACCAGCGGATTTGCTGATATTACCGACAGACATATCAACTGTGTCTGCTTTGCTACGGTTTGGCTCTTTGCCGGGGTTCGACTCAACGGTTACGCTTTTGCCCGACATGGTGTGTGGCTTTGCGTAGGCTGATGCGGGTAGGTTATTTATTGCCATATTAGCCTCCGCGTCCAGAACCGCGCTGGTTTACTACTTTAGCCATACCACGACCATAAGACTTCATCATCTCATTGGTCTTGCCACCTTTAGCCAGTTTGGCTAAGTTCGTACCTTTGCCGCCTTTGTGTTCTTGCTTGTCGTGCATTTTAAAGGCTTTTTTAATCATCGCCTTATCTTGCGCCATGTCAGCTTTGCCTGATTCCATTTTTGCCATTTTCAACTCCTAAGTTGTTACTACTGTGACTGTACCCAATTGCACGTTTAATGCCAAGTTATTTGGTGTTAACGCCGCGTCAAACTCGCTTGCACCTCCAACGGGATTCCACCCCCACTGAAATATGCGACTACCGCCTCCAAGATACCCATCTGCGCCAAGTCCAGAAACCTGATAGCTTACGTCAGGACGGGGATCACGCACACCTTGCGGGTCATCAACTGGGTACATACCCAACTGCAACTGTGGTTGATCTGGGTCCCAACATGAGGGGCAGACCAGCAAGTTATACGTCTTTGTCTTAACTACTTCTTTGCGCAATGAGGTCAGTTTGAATCTGAAGCCGCATCGGTCACATTCAGCAATCGAGTTCTTGCCGGATGAAAACCTGTTACCCATTAGGTGCTACTCCCAATGAACATCTGGCGCGGTACAAGCCGGATTGATGCCCGTTCTTGATCTTCGTCCGCAGCCGTCATCCAAGCCTCATCGTATTGCGCTTTAAGTATCTGTATTCTATCCATTCCACCGGGGACTTTAAGTGCCAAGTAGTAAGCCAGTCCTGCTGTCATGCAATTAATAAACCTAAAAGGTACATCCATGACATTAACACCATTACCGGCATCTTGCACGCGACGCATGCGCCAGTACACAAACTGATATGTCTGGGAGCCGTCAGGCGTAGGCCAGACTGTGATGCTCTGCTTTTGCACCAAACTGATTGCGTCACCAGTAGCGTGTGTTGCCGCTGTTGTGCCGTCTTGCCCACGTGTGCAATTCAAAAGGTACGCTGGTGTAGCGCCAGAAGCTACAGAAAACTCGTTGTAGCCAATTAATTCGGTGCCTATCCGTACAAACCCTGCATTGGGAATACCCACCAAACTAGTGACTGGGATAGATGTTGCTGTGGCTGTTATGGTTGAGGATACGGTGCCCGTCAAGACGGAAGCCTGCCCCGTTAAGCGCTGAATCCATACTTGGATAGGGCGGCCTTGGGTTAACTTGTTTGGGAGTGTGGCATACGTAGAAACACTAATACGTGTAATTGTTAAGTCCGCTTGATTACTTGGGCTATTGGCCTGTGTGCGGATAACGTGTTCCAAAATGTCCGCTGTGTCGTCTGGCAACGCGTAGGTTGGCTGTCCTTGGGTCAGGGTAATCACATCCTGCTCAAACGTCCACATGTTGACGCCACGATTAGCCCAGTCAGCAAACAACAAATTCAAAGACCTACGCGCTGTGCGCATGTCATAGCCAGTGCGCAACTCCGAACCCACGCGTTCAAACGCTTCCTCCACTATTTCAGAGAGGTCTAAGTTAAACGACGAGTTTCCGGAGGTGTTGGCCATGTTACTTTAGCTTCTTTAGCGTCTGTGCCAGTCGTGCACGTTGGCCCATTTTTCCGGGGGCTTTGGCTGCTTTTGCCAACTTCGCGGCGGGAATCTTTTTCCCTTCTTTCACACCAAGCTCTGACCGCAGAGCCCCGGGCTTCTTGATTGCTTTTTGAATCCATTTTTCAGCCATTATAAGTTCTCCACAGTTTGATAAGCTTTTAAAAGACCTTGCAAACGCTCGATCTCTTCGTCGCGTTCTTTGAGTTTGTTTATAAGGCTTTCGTTCATGTCGGCCCAAACTAGTACCTGACCCATGCGCTCTTTGTGGTCGCGGCGCATCATCTCAAATAGTTGTTCACTAATATCAAGTTGCTTTTGAATGTGGCTTGCTATGGTCATCTGTAACTCGCTGTTTTCTTTGCTATGCTTTTAGGCTGGGCTACGAATTGCTTCCCGGCTTTTTTGCCAGCACGCTTTGCACGTGTTGTAGCAGCGTACTCAGCAGGGCTGAGACTTTTGATCGCAGCTTTTGGAAGGTATCGTTCACCTGTGTCAGAAGATTTTTTACCACTTTTAGTCGTCCAATCTTGTTTGCCCCAGTCCTTGAGAGACTGTTGCGGTTTAGCTAACCCGCCACCCGCCATTTTTTTCTTACCCGCACAGTGCGCCTTCTGCGAAAAACCTTTTGGGTTATCACAATCTATTGACGCTTTGTACTTTTTTGACCAAGTCATTTGTATCCGCCACCCGCGGCTTTATAGCGCTTAGCCATGACCTGAGCTTTGCGTGCTGACCACTGACCTGCACCCGTGCCGACAATTGCCGCAGCTTTTACGCTGTTAAAAATACGTTTGCGTAACTCGGGTTTGGTGTAGTTACCAGCCGCATTTACTTTGGATTTTACCTTGCCACCTTCTTTATACTGAGTAAAGTCGGTGTCATCACGGCGTGCTTTTTTCACGCCTTTAGGCATTTTGCTGGGGACTACCGCCCCCATTCCACGACTGGGCATCATGGTTTTAGCAGGCTTTGCCGCCCATGTTCATGCGAACTTGTTTAGCCTTGGTTTTGCCTTTTGAAGCAATTCCGTCAGCAGAACGTGTAAAGCCGCCTGATGCCATTTTCTTAGCAGTGCCGCCTTTTTTCATTGGCATTTCTGCTTTAGCTCCGGCTTTTTTCTTAGCCATCATTGCCATAAATCCGGGGTTCATTTTAGAAGCCATAGTATCACCACCTTTTTTAAAAGATTTGCCTTTGTCGGCGTTGTTGAAATCCTTGCCCACAGACTGCGGGACTCCTACTTTCTTAGCAAACGAAGGCGAGTGCGCTATCGCGGCCATGAAATTGTGCTGTTTTTTACTCGTGCTTGGCATATTTGGCTATCAAGTTTTTAACAGTTTCGGTTTCGTATATACGAATAATCATCCACACAATGGTCAATATTCCACCACATAAAGCAACTACGGGTGGGAACCACTCCATAAAGCCACCGAGGCCGACTACAACGGCAGCGCCGTCAGCCATTACTTTTGCATCATGTGTGTTAGTCATATCAGCAGTTCCAAGCCCGTAGGCTCTTGTTAATTCGGGAGTTCGGGTCTTTCGCTGTCTTCGCGGAAGTGAGTTTCTTCTTCATGCCACTCATCCTTGCGCAAAAAGAGTCTCGCCGTGAGCCGCCTTCTGGTTGTGGGGCTTTTAACCCCGGCTTGCCCGGATTGGCTTTGTTGTAGGAAGCCCGCCCTTTGGCGTTCAACCCACCCTTCTCTGATTTGCCTTCTTTGCGAGTCCATGCTGGTGATTTAGCCATTTACAACTTTCAAGCGTGATTCCCGAATGCTATCCAGCAACGGGATAACAACTTCCTCGCGGAAGTTTCTGGTGAACGATTCACTACCAATATGGGGCAGACTAATGTCTACATCAACGTGAACTGTAAACCCCATATCCGTCGCTCTGTCGCAGAACAAATAGTCTTCGCCAATATATTGGTCATCCTTGATGTCAAAATCAAACAGTGCGTACATTCTCTCGCCTGTAGGCTTGTTCTTGTAAGACCACTCAGGGTGCGCTTCCACCATTTCTTCAATCACATGGCGTTGAATCAGCATGAACCCTGTGCCGATACGCTTAACCCGCATGAGAGAACCGTCAAACTCAAGGTTTTCGTTCTTGTCCCAATACAGGTCTGTAAAGAATTTCTTGTCATGCGCTCTGCGTGGGTATGTGCCCGCAGTGATGTCTTTGCCGCTACTTTGCGCCATCAAACGCAAGATGTCATTGGGTGTTACCACAACGTCTGAATCAATAAACAACAGTTCTGTGCAATCGGTCTTTAAAAATTCATGCACAAGCGAGTTACGCGCCATCGTAATGATGGAGCAGTTTGAAATATCAGATAGCGTTACAGAAACGCCAAGGCGCATAGCTTCTGGCATTAACTGCGCAATAGCATATGCGGTCTTGACGTTCAAACGTCCATCATGGCAGGGTATGCCGATAAACAGCTTACGCCCTGTCAAAACTGCTTGCTTGGTATCAGCCATAGTAAATATTACACGCCGATACGTTAGACAGGTAAGCATATATGCCGTTTACAGCCAATACGCCATCATCCGCAATAATTGGTGAGTTATTAAAAGTGTCACTTGCCGCTACGTCATAACTCAAAAGCCATTTGCTTGCATACACCATTGTTGGAGAAGCAGTAATAGTTCCCGAATTAATGTCTGTAACTGTAAATGTGCTTGAGTTTGTAACGGTTACTACATAGTTTCCGTTAGTGGCTGTTCCGCCCGTACCTGCGGCAAAGTCAATACCAATCGTGTCGCCAGTTGTAAATCCGTGTGCGGATTGTGTGACGGTTACAGTATTTCCAGAGCGCCCGTAGGTAGCCGTAGTTACAGGTGCCGTAGTAGTATCAAACAAAGCCAAAAACCCAGCACTTGATGTGCCAGTAAATGAGATGCCTTTGATTCGGTTCCTACCAAGAACTAAAAAACCACTGCCGTTTAGGTGCGCTTGTTTTACATTGGTTTGATTCATAATTAATCTCCTGTTATGAGGGGGCCGAAGCCCCCGTGATTAATTACTGTTGTAAAGCAGGTTGTGCTTGGTTACCGCTTGAATCACGCACAGCGTAACTGATGATGATTGTTGCAGCACCAGTAGACAGGGAAGTGCCTGCCATTGTGTAAGTGATGAATACATCAGTAGAACCAGTGTTCAACCACAATGCTGGGGTACTTGAATTAGCACCCAAAGCAACGCTACCAACGCTGGTAATCGTTCCTGTAGTGGTGAAGTCTGTTCCACCGTTAGATAGTTTAAGAGTTGTTGCCGCACTAAATACGGTAGTCGTTACGACTTTGATATCAACGATCTGTGAGCCAGCAGGAATGGAAATAGCATTTCCAGTCAATGTACCGTACACGACGTCAACAGATTGAGAAACAACGGTACAACCAGTGTTACGGGTTGTAGCGGCAGTAGTGCCAGTTGTGTTTTTTGTGGTGCCCAATAACCAAGGGCCTAGGTGAGTTGCGAATCCCATGAGGATCTCCTATACATGCGTTGGGGCGTATCAATCTGCATGAGGTCAGCCGAGCCTGTTTGATACACCGATGGATCTCGGATGCGTTTAATATACACTATTTTCAAAAGATGTCAACGCCATATTTATGTCACGATAATCGAAAATAATGCAACTATGACATACAAAGTCCGCCTCGTAAATCACCAAGACCCCAAGTGGCGGGCTACCCTCAAATCTTTGCAAAAAGAATGCTTACCCGGAGACACTGTTTATGCGCCCAACAACGGATACTGGCACTTGGCTTTTGGACAAGATATGGTACCTGTTGGTTTCTCCGGTCTTGTTCCTTCTCAGCGCTGGGGTGATTGCATGTATCTGTGCCGTTCAGGTGTGCTACCTAGTCATCGTGGACAAGGACTGCAGAAGAGACTTATTAGAGCCCGTATACAAGTGGCTAAAGAAAAAGGTATGGCGTGGCTAGTAACAGACACGCACTCTAACCCAGCATCAGCAAACAGCTTGATTGCTTGTGGTTTTAAAATGTTTGACCCCTCTGTGCCGTGGGCTGCAAAAGGTGCGGTCTATTGGCGGCTAAAACTGTAATGGTTCATATATAGCCCATTAAGCCCCTTAATGACACATTAATGGATCATATATGCCCTATAAAGACAAAGAAAAACGCAAAGCCGCTTCTAAAAAAGGGTCAGCAACCTATTACGAAAAAAACAAAGACGCTGTAAAAGCTAGGACTGACAAGAAAAGAAAGCAACAAAATGCAGAATGGCGGGCCTTTAAAGCAACGCTAAGTTGTAGCCAGTGCGGGTTTAGCCACCCAGCGGCTATGGACTTTCACCACACAAACAAAGACGACAAAGAAGGCGGAGTGCACGAATTTGCCCGTATGCGTAACTACAAAAAAGCCTACGAAGAAATAAAAAAATGTATCGTATTATGCGCAAACTGCCACAGAATTGTTCATTATACTGACCATTATCAAAAGAAAGCTGCCAAAAAGGCAAAGAAAAACGGGGCCGAAGCCCCGTAAAATCCGGAAACTAAACCCGATTATTTTTCTTCAGGGGCTTGAGTAATGTTGAAAATGTATGTATTTCCAGCATCTTCTCCGACGGTTTCGTCAGATTCATCTTCATCCTCTTCTGGATCGACTTCAAACCACTCGTCAGTTTCTGCATCGTATTGATACCATGCGTCATTTTCTGCATCATAGAAATAATCGCCGTCTTCGTCTTCGTACTCTTCGTCTTCGGCTTCTTCTTCGTCTTCGTCTTCGTCTTCTACGACGTCGTAGTCTACAGCCCAGCCGTAATCTTTTTGGAATTCAATGAACTCGCGGATGATTTCAATCTTTTCAAAATCAAAGGTCTCAATAGTCATTACTTCGTCGTCGGTACCCCAAGCGCTGAGGTCAATAGTGATTTTATACATAGGTGCTCCAAGGTTAAAAAGGATACAGCGTCGGGGCTGTAACTCCATGCTAGACGACCTTTATTACTTACACAAGACAATAAAAAAGGCCCCTTGTGGGGGCCTTCCGTTGGAACCAAAGTTTTACTTTTAGGTAGAACCGGGTGAACCAAACACACCTAAAGGATCAGACCAGCCGAAGCTGTAACGCTCACGAGACTTGTAACGGACGTTGCCGGTATCAAAGTCACCGTCCATTGAATTGCTCAATGGTGTGCGCTCAAAATGCTTCAAGCCGTTAGGTACATCAGTAGTCAAGAACCAACCGTTTGTGTCGGTCAAGAAGTGATTAACTGTGTAGCCTTCAGGGATTGCACCGTTGTTCTTCAATGCGTTGATATCGTTATCAGTAGTACCAACACGGAGGTTAGTCTCTAACAAACGGGTAGCAACGAACATCAAAGCTGGCGGAATAATCAACTTGCGTGGTTTAGCAGCGATCAACAGACCACGCTCATCAGTCCAAGCGGCGATTTGAATGACGGCATTCTCAAGAGAAGTTTCGTTCAAGTCAGCGTTGGTAGAAGGACGATTGCTGTTGGTGCCACCAGAAACCAAGGGGTGTGCTGTAGAGAACAATGCAACGCCGTCGCCACCGAGGTAGCTAGAAGAGAAGCCGTTGTTCAAAACAGAAGCTGCCTTGACTTGCTTGGTGTAAGACATAGCACGAGCCAAAGCCTTGGTGTAACGTGCAGACAAGGAGTCATACAAGTTATCTTCCACAGCTTCTTCAGTGATGGAGAAGCCAAGAGCGATAGTTTCGTGGTTGTAACGTGCGGTAAATGCTTCCTGTGCGTTGTCGTACTGGATTGCAGAACCTTCGTTCTTAACAGGAGCAGCAGAGAAACCAGAAAGTTTGGTCTCTTCTTCAAAGCTACGCTCAGATTTCTCTGTTTCGTAGATTTCTTTGTGCTCTTCGCCGTAACGGGCGTACTCAAGACCGAACAATGCGTTCAGGCCGGGGAGCAGTTCTTTAAGTAGTTGTGCGCGTGAAATAGCCATGATTAATTACTCCTTAGATACCGGTGGTATCGGTGTACTGGTGCAAGTTGAACTTGACCAAGAACTCGTAATAGGTCGTAGCTGCAACACCGGCAGGGCCAGTGGCGGTATCAGGCACAACGTCAATTACACGAACGGGCAATGTGTTAGTGGTAGCAGCGGCAGTGCCGTCAATACCATAGTACGAATCGCCTGTGACAGTATTACCAGTAGTAACGGAAATTGGCACGTTAGCGCCAACGATTGCACGGGTAAACGCGGTAGGAACCGTAGTTTGACCGCTAGTTGCTACAACTCTAAACACTGCGTTTGGATCATCCACAACATAGCCGAAAGCCATTGCTGTAGAAGTAGACACGCCTGCTGGGTAGTACTGTCCTTGAACAGTCTGGCTTTGGCTATTAAGATACTGGCAACCAACCAACACACCAACACTGTCGCCAGTGGCAGTAGCTGTTTTGGCAACCAAGTAGCCGCTAGTGTCCACCTGTACGGTGTCACCATTTAAAATTGCAGTAGCGTAAGCTGGTGCAATAGGGATTTGACGGATCGCTCCGGCGTATGGAAGCCCATCCAGTCGGTTGACTGGTTTGAACCCGTACGTCTTATCAACGGTGGGATAAGCCATTTAAGACTCCTTTATTTAGAACCTGAACCAAATCCGCTTCCTCTGCTGGTCGTTGACTTTCGGTCTGAAAACAGCGGCATACGCGGGTCGTTATTTTTCATGAAGTGGTTGTCCACTGAATCCATCTGGTTCTGAGCTTGCTCGTTATAGTAATCTTTCATGGCCATGAGTCTTTCGGTTGGAATTTTGCAAAGCATCAATCCACCAATTTCCACATTACCATTTGCATTACCCGGAAGCATCAGTTCTGGATGGTCTGCTGCCTTCACTGGTTCCCAACCGTCGCGCATCTTGTGAGATACGTTTGTAGGATGGGCCTGACCTAAGATATGAGTCGCTATATAGCGGAACTCCCATCCGGGTTCAGGGGTAGGATCGGGCAACGAGCTCGAAGGTTTATACACCATTCGGACTGCTTTTTCGCGTGTCAAATTGTCACGAGGGGTGGTACGGTTTTCAGCCATTTTGATTCTCCAATATCAATACTTGTTCAGCATACTGCTTAGGGGTTAATTTGAATTTTTGTGCTAACGCTAACTGTGTTCTCGTTAACTCAATCTTTCTCTTGCCTGACGAACGCGTCGCAGGCGCAACCACGGAAGCAGGTTTTTTTGGAGCATCACCGGACCTTGGCTTGTCTTCGTTACCACCGAAAACTTCAGGGAACTTCGACTTCACGCGAGCATCAATTTGCTCGAAGTATTCATTTGACCGCGGGTCCATGCCCGAATTGACTAGTTTTTGATGCAGCCCTAGTGCAAAGCTGGTAACTTCTTCGAACCCATCGCTTCCAAACCACTGGTTTTTTGCTTGCCAGCGCAAGGTTTTTTCGTCCGGTTGAACGCGTTGGGGTTCTTGATAGCCCGTTTGTACCTCAAAATTTTCATCTTGTAAAGGGGTTGGACGAATATTTTTCGTCGTCTCCAACTTCATCTTGGCATCAAGCAGGGCTTCCTGTGCAGCAAGTATAGCATCAGAGTCAAATGCTTCTTGTGCCGCTTTGTATTCTCGGCGTGCTTTGTCCAACTCAGCTTCGGCAGCGGTTTTAGCCATCTGCGTGTACTGTTCGGAACCGGTGTTGACGTTTTGACGTAGCTTCTTGTTCTCGTCTAGCAAACGTTGTGCAAGAACTTCGAGTTCTTGTTTCTCACGCAAAGTAGCTTCTTTGGCTCTACGTTCGTCGTGACGAGCGTGTGTTAACTCCTTGATACGCTTTTGCGCACCTTGGGTATACGACTCGATCTCTTCCTCTGATGGGTCTTCAACGTCCCTGTCTAGTGGTCGACGACCACGGTCTTGTTCAGGGGTATCGTCAATAACTTCAACTTCAATATCTTCGTCGTTACTTGTAACAACTTCAATATCTATGTTTTTGTCTTCTACTTCATCAGGGAACTTAAATTGTTCTCCAGCCATATCTGCTCCTTTAAGCGCGGGTTATCCCACGAGGGTCTTGCACAACACAGTCCACTTGGTCATCGTTGATGACACGGAACTCCTTACCAAATATCTTTACACGCGTACCGGAGTACGTACGTACCAAGACGAAGTCGCCTTCTTGACACCAAGGACCTGATGGGAACTTAGCGGTATCTTTGTACGCATCTGGTCCCATACGCATAACAAACAACACGGTTGTGCCGTGCTCTTCTTGGCGCATAGAAGCCGTATCTCGAATTAAATCGAGGTCTGTCCCAGCAATCTTCTCGTCTACGGGCGGAACCGCACATAAGAGTTTGTATCCTGTGGGAGTAGGAAGTGCTGAGGCTTTTGTTTCCTCTGACGCTTCCGGTTCTGGGGCATCCATTTGTTGGATGGTAGGCGGCACTAATATGCCGGGGGGTAGGAGTAGTTCACTCATCTATGTCTTCAACTTTCTTTGCAAGGTCGAGTAAGTAACCCTCTGCGATGGCTAGACCATGAATCACCCCACAGAGTTTTTGATATTGTTCAAACGACTGGCAAGTACCTGCGGCTAGGTCATCTGCGTAGTTGTTCATATCAGTACGTATTTTTTCGCGCAATACGCGTGCGAAGTCTTGGATCATTTGTTAGTTTTACCCCTAGTTTGGTTTTGCATTTCTGCCCTGTGTTTGGCTACATCTATTCCTAAACGTAGCCCCTCTTGCTCTTGTTGCGCCGCTTGTTTGGCTTGGCTGTCTTTAATTTGTGCGCCAACTTTCAAGCCTGCGATTTGCTGTTCTCCGCTTACTTTCTTCTCATCTAACATGAGGCGTGCTTGTGCAAGCTGTGCGTCAGCTTGGGCTTTTTGCGCTTTAATTTGCACTTCTTGTTGTCTGACCTGCAACTCTTGTTGTTGCATTTGTAGCACTGGGTCTTGTGCATTTTGTTGGGCTTGCATCTGTGCGGCTTGGCCTTGGCTTTGCTGAAGCACTTGTTGTGCGGCTTGCGCCATCATGCCTGACAAGGCCAACTCAATCTCTGGTGGCAACTTCTCGTCTTCTGGGGGCAGTGGCATACCCAACTGCTGCTCGATCTTTTGGCGGTATGCGTAACCAACGTGCTCCGTAACGTGCGCCATGATAGCGGCTTGGATTCTTGCGGCGTTTGGACTTTGTCCTACCAACTGTTGCACGATCGGGTCTTGTAACAGGGACATGTGCACTTTAATATGCGCCTCATGGTCTTGGAACAAGAACGCTTTAGCCGCACTACCTTTTAACAACGCCATGTTTTCGGACACGGGGTCTTTGGGCTTCTCGTCGTCTGGCAGTGGTATTAACTTATCTGGGTTTTTAATGCCCAGAACCTCAAGCATCCTGCGATGTAACTGCGGTAAGTCATAAATGTCCGGAGCCATCTGCGCCATCTGAATGACCGCTTGGTACTGCACAACCCGCTGGCTCATAGTTGCCGCGTTGGGGTCGCTCACAGGAATAATGTCTACGTACGAATAGTCGCCTTGTTTAGCAGAGCGGCTACCAGAGTCTGGGTCATAGTCGTAGTCTGGGTCGGTATTGTCGCGGATGATGGTTGCAAGGAGCCCTAGTTCTTGTTTGAATGTGTAGTGCAAACGGGCTTGAACAGCCGTCATCACCTTTAGCTGGCGCTCTAGGAGAGCCAACGTGGTGCCCACAGGAGCCTGTGCCGACATGTCGGACACTTTCATATCCGCTGTAGCCGCAAAGCGCCGGCCTTCTTCCACGATTTTGTCGAGGAGTCCAGCCAGTACCGCCGACGGTTCCTTATAGGGAAGGGGGAGGATATTCTCGCGCAGTGCGCCTGAACCAATATCTACATCGCGGAACTCGCCGGGGGCGATCGGTGTGTCATCACCCTTAATGCGAAGTCCACGAGATTTAAGCCCACCGGGGAGGTTAGACAACGTGCCTGCGTCAACCAACTGCCGCATGATGCTTGTGGCTGATTTAGCAAACCCACCGATAAGGTGGAAGAGTCCGAAGCCGTAGGCTCCAAAGCCGGGAATGTATTGGTAGTGCACAAAGTGCTGGCGCTTGAGTCGTAGGTCATCTTCTTGTTTCCAATTGCGTCGGATGGCTAGTACTTCGTTTGTGCCTTTTATTAGGGTAACTACGTATGGTAGTGCTATGCCCGTTTCTTCCCCGTCTTCATCTTTGTCTTCGTACCCCTTGATATCCAAGTCAGCATGCACTTCATACAACACATAACGGTCGTCGTTTAAGTCAGAAAATCCCGTTTCTTTATCTTTGGCTTTTTTGATGTCGTCTTGCGAAGCCTGCATGGGGTCAGGCAAATCCATTTCGCGGTAGAACCCGACTTGTTGCAGTTTTAATATTTCGTTTTTGGTCTTACGCATGACGTGCGTCACGCGGTAGCAACTATCCATATCTGTCGCGCCATACGGCAAGATGATGTCTTCTGCTGGGATAAACATCGAGACCTGACGTCCCAAGTTGGGATCATCGTAGACCTTCTTAAAGGCTGAACCTGTGGCTGGCAAACTCCACAACATGCGTTCTTGTTCTGGGCGGAACTCCTTCATGACCTCAGTCAGTTCGTAGTTCATGTCGTTTTCAACACGTTGCGCGGCTTCTTTTTTCTCTGGCGTTTCTTTACCAATAATTTTGGTACGTACCGGTCCCTGCGCAGGGAACATCTCCGTGATTGTCTCGCTCTGGAAGCGTACCACAGCTTCTGTAATCATTGGATGGAACACGCCTGACGCGCCGTTCCAAGGTTCTGTACGCTCTTCATACTGGAGGCCAAGCAACTTCAAGCCCTGTGTGTAGGCTTTCTCCCAGTCCTTGCGGGAGTTCTTGTCGTTTTCAATATCGCCAACCAACTCGCTAGCAAACGAATCCATCGCGCTCTCATCCATCTCTTCCGCCAAGTTAGCGTTAAAGTCTTCTCCATCTTCCTCGCCCGGCTTAATGCTGATGTCCAGATCACCTGCATGGATGTTGACTTCTTCGGGATCAATGATCTCAATCTCGAAATCATTTGGCTGGTCTTGCGCTAAGTCTTCAATGCCTTGGGGTTGTGTGTATAGCGCTTTGTCGATATTGGTTGCCATGTTGGTCCTCAGTAGTAAGCGTGTTGCTTACGTTTAAAAATTATTGGTTCATCTTTCTCGTCTGTGTCTAACGATATGAACCCGCCTTGTCTGAACCGCATCAGTGCTTGGGATGTAGTATCCACGAAGTCGTCATGCTCTCCAACTGGGAACGCCGCAACTTCCTCAATCACTTCACGCGCCCAGCGCGTATCCGGTGCCCATACCATGCCTGACGCAAATAAATCCGCAATCGCGTTCAATCGTACCATTTTGTCGTTGCCACGGCTAGGGTTTGTCTCCCACGCAGGGATACCCATCGCTCTAAACTCTTGTATAAGTGGCGCTCCCGCAGACTTCTTCTCCACAATAAACGCATCAGGCTCCCATTCTCTGTAATGCTTGAGCGCTGTAGCCTTTAACTCTGGGAATGTCATCCTGTCTTTAAACGCATCGAGCAAAATAATCTGCGCTTTGTGCCCTTCTTCCTCGTTGTAGAACACCCCCCACGTTGTGCATGCCGAATAGTCCGAGTTTGTCTTGACTTCGTGCGCCGTATCCCATGACTGAATTACATAATCACATACTGGCGGCTCATCTGACTCCCATATACGCCACATTTTGCGAGAAATAACCGCGCTGTTGTCCGAAGTGGGCTGCTGCATGTACTGCGCGTTCCAATATCGGGGGTCAATACTGGCTTTGGTAGCCTTTAACGCTTGGAGTGCCCATTGTTCTGGCCATAACGACTTCTCGTTGTCCGTGCCCTCGTTCAATATGGCGGGTAACTCAACGATTTCCCACGGTACGGACTCAGGATTCTTAGTCTGGTAGTCAATTAGGCGTCCTGTAAGGTCAAGAAGCGACCAACGGGTCATGATTACGATGATTGCACCACCTGGCATCAAACGCTGCAAAGGGCCTGTTTGAAACCAAGACCAAGCTGTGTCAAATGCTAGACGGCTGTTTACTTTAACGTCTTGTTCCGAATGCGGGTCATCAATAACGAATAGATCAGCGCCGCGCCCAGCAAGCGCTCCGCCGACACCTGCCGCGTAGTACTGTCCGCCGGCAGAGGTAGACCATTTTCCAGCGGCTTTTTGGTCGTCAGCCACATGCGTTGAGGGGAAGATTTCACGATACTCCTCCGTGTCGATCAAGTTACGAACTCTACGTCCAAAGTCTTCAGACAAACCTGCGGTGTGCGTACCCATGATAATCTTCTTATTAGGGTATTTACCTAGGAAGTATGCTGGAAACAAGTAACTAGAGAACTCAGACTTACCCATACGCGGTGCAATATTAATAATCACACGCTTTTTCTTGCCTTCAATCACATCTTCAAATATTTTGGCTAACTTCTTGTGTTGCGGTCCAACCTTAAAGCCCGGATACACATGCTTGGCAAAATCTAATATGTCTTCTCTGGCGTTATAGAGAGAGGAGCGGCGTTCGCGCTCCTCAAGCATGTCCATAAGCTCAATCTTTTCCTGCACTGTCATGTTAGGCAGCGCTAGTTGGAGTGCTTTTATTTCACTCGGGCTTAGGTTCAGCTTGGCTGTCATGCGTATTTACTTCATCCACTTGCTTTACATCTTCGACCTGCTTTACATCTTCTACGTCGACTACTCCCATGAACTTGTTTAGCTTTTCCTTGATCTTTTTGTCAATCTCTGAGTCTGACATGTCCGCCTTCTTAATCTCCACCCGTTCCGTAAACAGTGCCACTTCCGTGATGCGTCCCAGCATGTCTAATGCTTTAAGTCTCACTCTGGCGTCTGGGTGATTTGTCTCCTCCAGAATTTTGGCTACCGCCATACCGCGTAAATGTTTAGCTTGTTCAACAAACTCCCAGTCATACGCAGCCAGCATCGCTACTAAATGCCTTACTGCCTCTGGGGTCTTTATTTGGGTGAGTTGGTGTTTTGTTTCTGCAACAGGCGTATTAGTTGAAAGTGCAGTAAATACTTTTTGCGCTGCTTTGGCGTTGGCTTCCTTGAGCGCCTTGTCATCGTCGTCTACGCCTAGCTTCTCTAGCCATGCCGTGGTATTTACTTGGGCATTGAGTGTTTGCTCCGGAGAAACTTTATCCAGAGGGATGGCCGCCTTCGCCTTGTGCTCTTGCACAGGGGGTTCAAAATCAATCAAATGTTCGAGCATTTACACCTAAAGGTTTGCGGGTTGCGTTCCCGATTGGGCTGAAGTATACTACTTTCTAGTAGGTGTGCAAGCAGTTGCGCATTTGCTTCTCCTGATGGATGAAACCATCTTAAGCCCCCTGTGGAAACACCGGGGGCTTTTTTTATCTAGGGGTGTCTAGAGTTAGACAGGGTATTGCTGGATTTTTTATAAAATTTATGGGGTGCGGTATTTAGTACTACAGAAAAGTGAAATGTGGTTACGAAACAGTGTTCATGTCCATGCCAATGACGGCATCGTATAAGGGGTGATGGGGGTAGGGTGGGGTCTAAAGGATACAGATTGTGTCCCTGAGTAATACCAAATACTCCGTCATGCTATAATCGGTGCATCGGTTGGGGATTCGCTCTAGCCGATAGATGGGGAGGTTTCTCCCCATTTGTATTTCTATCATTCATTCAATCAGGAGTTAATCATGCTAGTTTCACACAATACTTTTTTCCACAAACTCGGTGGCTCTGACCGCCTTACGCTCGAAGCGAGCAAGCCTTTGCACGATGCCTACACCAAGGCTACGCCCGAACAACAAAAGGACTTGTTCTCTCGTGCCGTGTTCAACTACACGCTTGGCAACATGGGCTTTGATGAGACTGATGCCAAGGGTATCAAGACTGTCGAGGGCATCATCGCCAAGACACGCACAGCACGCACCAAGGAGCAAGAACGCATTGTCAACAGTGCGGGTCAAAAGGCACGCTATCACTTGGTCAATCGTGGCAAGCCGATGCCCGCTAAGAAAGCATCGAGTGGCAAGCAACACTTCACAGTCGAGCAACGCCACGCCGTTGACAACGCTTTGGCTTCCTTTGAAGCCGAGACACTTGCGGAGCAAGTCAAGATGCTTCGTGCTTACTTGGCTACTTTGGAAGTTTGATTGGGGAGATTTCTCCCCGATTGTTCATGGCGGTGCGGGCGCGAGTCTTCACCGCCGTTTCTTTTTGTGTCTAACCTTTGGAGTTCATCATGTATTACAAAAGCAAAGTCTTGCGCCTTGGCGCATTTTGGAAGGTTCAAATCCACTTCTTGGGTAACTGGGAAACCATGCCCGACAACTTCTGCACTCGTGCCGAAGCCCGCAACGCTCAACAATACTGGAGAAACAAATGAAACTACGCCACATCAAACGCACTCTAAACACACGCCCTGTCTCTGTTTGGGAATGGGCAAGCACTTACTACTCTCTGCGCTTCGAGCGCAAGATGTATCGTCTTCGGTAGGAGATTCTGCAAGCCTAGCGTGCTAGGTTTGCGGGGCAATCTTGCCCTTTTCATCAGGAGAAAATCATGAAAGCAGCAGTCATCATCTCTCACATGGCACTGGCGCAAATGCTCGTGCTATCCACTCTCGTGGGCATCTTTGCACTACAAGACCAAGGCGGGTATCTCTCCATGTTCTTGTGTGTCGCTTCACCCTTTGTTCTCGGTCTTCAAATCATGTTCATCGTCAGTTCATTCAAGGAGTAATCATCATGCGTAAATTCCAACAACTCAAGACAGTAGCCAACATTCCTACACCCAAGGGCACACTCGTAGTCCAAGACTACTACCCAAGCAAGCCACACGATAAGAAGTGGCGTGAGTATGTCCTCCACTGTGCTGGCTTCATAGGTGGCAAGGGCTTAGTCTTCACAAGCGAAGACGCACGCAACAAATGGGTAGCCCAACAAGGCGTAAGCATGGTTCAACAGCCCCTTGCTTGGTAAATATCGGGGAGATTCCTCCCCATTTGTTATTTCTACTGCGAAATTACATTTAAAAAAATACCTATCCGTAATTTCGCACACTATCCAAAAGTTCGGACACCGAATTCGTGGCGTCAATGCTGGCGTTCCGACAAAACCGTCCTATATATATATCTATTTATTTATTTATATATATAAGGAGGGGAGTATTTATATATGTGCATATTTTCTTGCTTGTAATTTCGCAGGTTTTTATACACCTTTGTATGCTTTGGTTAGTGTCTCCACAATTTTGGATAGATACCACGGACACTTTTGCTCCATCGTCAAGGCTCATGCGGGCTACCGAGTGTCGCAACTCTTGGATAGTGTAAGAAATAACGGATAGGTAGGATATAATTTCTAATTTCTCTGGAGAAATAACATGACTTTCGCATACCCCAAATACATAAAACTCACGCTCAATCAAGTGATGACAGATTTATCAACGCAAGACCTACCATCACACATCAAACAAGAAATCATCGAAAGCGTGAGAAATGAGAAGCAACGCTTGCGCTCCATCAAGTCGCAGAAGAATCAGCACACACGCCTTTGGGCAGAACTACGCCAACCCCTTGAATACGAAATGCGTTTGGTTCGGCGAATGGTTGCCTACAAAAATGGCGAAACCCTGAGAAATGATGCGCTCAATGGGTATCTTTTGGTGCTTGGGAAATTACACGAGCGACTACACAAACTGTCGCAAGATGGCGCAACCATGCCAAGTGAGGTAGCCAAGGACAAGCAGTATCCCAACAATGGTGTGCATTGGTCTGACTGGGTTAAGCGTGAGGTCAAAGATGCCGTGCTCGAACTGTTCGATGCGATACCCAAACAAGGGCAGAAGGTGAAAGTCCCATTCGAGCGCAAGATACCCAAGGCACTACACGCACAACTCAAGTCAAGGCTTAGACAACGCACCGAGAAGGAACTTGTCAACGAGCAACGCAAGCAAACAGTGGACTACACCGAGGGGCGGGCGTCCACCATCACCAAGATAACGCAAGCCCTCGCATGGGTAGACGCTAGTGCGGAGGGCGAAGCCTTGCCAACAACATGGCATGGCTTCTTTAAATGACCAATGTTTGTAGATTTCGGGGAGATTTCTCCCCAAAAGTGTTCGGCAGTTTCGTTGGGCTATGCCGTGCACCATCCCGTTAGTAGCCCACATCAGGAGAAATGAAATGTTAAGAGTAATCGTAGTTCTTGAGTTCAATGGCATCAACGATGCCGATAGTGAGAAAGCCAGCAACATCACAGACAGCATCACCGATGAGTGTCTGATTCTGCAACACGAGTTGGGTGCGGATGCTTGCTATGTCGATGATGTAGTAGTGGAGATAGAAGAGGAAGAAGAGACATACGACGAGTTCGGTGTCAACACCAAGAACAGTTTCAACACACCACCAAAGGAAGAAGCATGAGAACAGTATCAATCGGTTTCTATAAAGACAACGGCGACTTTGCCATCGTATCTACGCTCAACAACAACGAGGGGCGTATGAGTGACCAAGCGTTTGACGCATTGGTAAAGCAAGTGTCGGCGTTACTTGTTCCGCATTTAGGTATGTGGCACACCTTTGTGCTCGAGCGTCAAGACACGCCCGACTATGTAACTTTAGAAGAAGGAGATTACCAAGGCACATAACCAAGGGACTAGCGTATCCCATTCATCGGGGAGGAATCTCCCCATTCATTCAATCAGGAGAATCAAAATGAAATTATTCTTTGTCACTTATCGTGATGTCAATTCAAACTTTTCGCGTGCAATCGTTGGTCAAATCGGCACTAAGTATGCAGTCGCTCGTATCTTTGCAGGTGTTCAGCACAGTGTGTTCAGTGAGGCTATGTTCGCAACCTCTCGTTACTCTCGTAACTATGAGACACGCTCTCGTGCCATTCTTGGTGCTCGGCATATCGAAGATGTCCTCAATATTATTGACGATGTAACTGAGGTGCACATAGCACCGATGACTGCGTATCAACGCAAAATCATCAAGACCTTTGGGCGTGTGATGTATCGAGAGATGCTTAATTCGTTCTACATGGTGTCCGATACCGTTAGTCAAAACAGAGTCTACTCACGCTTGGTCAACGAGTATTACAGCACCGATACCAAGCAGGGGTATTTCCAATGGCGTGGCTGTTCTGTGTATCCCAACAAATACAAACAGGTGCGTCAGTTATATGCTGACCTCGGCAAGTTAGTTGCTCAAGCGGTTCACGATGGCGATACTAGCCCAGTCGCTGAGTTCATCATGAACGAGTGCACTGGCTCAGGTGTCGACAACATAGCGTTGTATCAGAAGATTAGTGAGGTGCTTGAACTAGACATCACGCACTGCGACTGCGGGCATCTTGAACACAACGACAACACGCATGAGGTTGGGCGTCGTAACTCTGACACATGGTGTGACAACTGCTTCTCTGAGGACGCTGTGTATGTTGAGAATCGTGACGAGTATTGGTCACGAGACGATGCGTATTACCACGAGAGCGATGGCTGTTACTACTCGTATGAGGAAGAAGACGAGTATGACGATGATGACGACAGCGACCAAGACAGCGATATGCTCATGTCTTACAGCACCAATGTGCTCAACTTCTTATCCAAGGACACCACCATCAACTCTTCTCCGCATGGCGAGTTCCTCATGGGTATTGAGTTCGAGATGGAGACCAAGGAGGGTTGCTCAGTCAATGCTGCGGTGTCCGATGTGCGTAGCCAACTCGGTGAGGAGTATTGCGTGTGTAAGTCAGACGGCTCGCTTGGCTCGTATGGCTTGGAGATTGTGACTGCGCCCCGTGGTCTTGCCGAGCACATCAAACGCTTCAAGAGTTGGGAGGTTGACTCGAGCTATCGTGCGTGGGATACCAAGCGTTGCGGTCTTCATGTGCACATCGACTCTCATGCGTTCACGCAGATGACTCTCGGCAAGTTTCTTATGCTTATCAACAGCGAGAGCAATGTCGAGTTCATACGCAAGATTGCAGGTCGCCATCCCAACACCGATGACCAAGCCCGTAGTTACTGTGCGTCTGAGCATCAGTCCATCCTCGTCAACCCCAAGAAGGCAGTCAAGGACAAGTCGCATGAACGCTATCGCATGGTCAATCTACAGAACCTCGGTTGCAAGGAGTCCAAGCGTCTGACTGGTATGTCCGCATACGAGGGCAAGTATGACACTGTCGAGTTGCGTATCTTCCGTGCGTCTCTCAACAAGCCTCGTATGTTGGCGCAGATTGAGTTCACTCATGCGTGTGTCAACTTCTGTCGTGTCGCATCGTGGCGTGACTTGAACCAAGTCAGCTTCGTCAAGTGGCTCAAGACTGTATCGAGTCTGTATCCCAACCTTGCCGATTGGTATGGCGTGCGTCGTCGCAACACCAAGGTTACTGCTGAGTCGCAATGTCGTGACACAGTTGAGTCAGTTTAATTTTTACAATCATCAGGAGTATTTAATATGTGTTTAATCATTACAGGTCAGTCATCCAAAGTTCGTTCAACATTACTCAACACCAAGGGTATGCTCAACGAGATTTATTCATCCAACCCCGATGGCATCGGCATCATGTATTCAACAGCCAAGGGGCTCAAGGTCGTCAAGACATTGCCTAAGAACATCAACGATGCCAATGCGTTCATCACCAAGTTACCCACAGATGACCGCGAGATTGCTATCCACTTCCGTTGGACTACGCATGGCGACACCGACTTAATCAACTGCCATCCATACGATGTCGTTACTGGCTATGTGGCGATGATGCACAACGGCGTGTTGCATACAGGCAATGACGCTGACAAGACCAAGTCCGACACATGGCACTTCATCAATGACTATCTCAAGGAGGCGGTGCATGACGCACCCAATCTCGTGCATACCAAGGGCTTCTTGACTATGCTCGCTGACTTCATCGGTGACAACCGCTTCGTGTTCATGGATGGTGAGGGGCGTATGTCTCATGTCAACTATGACCAAGGCATCGAGCACGATGGGCTATGGTTCAGCAACACCTATGCGTGGAAGCCCGCGACTCTCATACCCAACTACTACACGTCCACCAAGCATTACAACTATGCCAACTACAACAAGGCATTCAACAACTACATGGACGACGACGAGTATGAGATGGAAGCATGGAACAACTCATGGGCGAGCAAGCCCTTGCGTGCATCCGCACACAGCGCAGATTGGAAGGACGATGACTATGAAGACGCTGTGACTATGGACGATATGTGTGGTGCACTCAGCGAGTGCGATGTCGATACAGTGGAGTCTTACCTTGAGACATTCCCTATCACATTCATCAACACTATCTTCGGCGAGATGTCGCCTGTAGCCACACGACACACAACCATCAAAGACTTACCAAGTTATGAGCAAGACATCTACAAAGCGCTGCTTGACTGTGACCTCGCTGCGTTGCATGACTTCGTGCGTGATGGTAAGTCGGCGTCTCTCGTGGCGGAGGTGATGTGCTTCTATATAGATTGGTATGCCAAGATGGAAGAGCCTACCCGCCCTCTGTTGCCAGCCATGCTGTAACAACCAGTGTTAGTCGCGGGGAGGTTTCTCCCCGCATTTTTTAAACCAAAGGAGAAGTAAATGAAAAATGCAATGAATGAAGGTATAGCACCGTGGCACGAATTGCAATCGGTATTTATTGATGACTGGGATTTGTATAACTATTGGTTGTGCATAGCAACCATGCCATGAAAGGAGAAAGCAAATGGAAGATTTAACAACAGTGCTTGAGATAGCAAGGGTAGGTTTGGCTATGGTGTTTGATGAGATAGCAGAAGAACTAGATATATCAGATGCTGAACTAAAACGCATTCAATTAAACATACTTAAAACTTTAGGAGAAAACAAATGAAAGTAATCGTATCGTTCGAGTTCGAGAACATCAAAGACCCCAACAGTCCTGAAGCCACGCAGAAGGTGCAAGAGATAGCCGAGGCGTGCGAGACGATGGGTATAGCGTTCGACGCTAACTCATGTTGGGTGGATGATTGTGTAATTAGTTTTGCCGACTGGTAAATAAGGAGAAAACAAATGAGTGACTTAGACATAAATGAATTATTAGCAGGGATGCAAGCATCGGGCTTGCGAACCATTGTCATAACCGATGAGGAGATACCTACGAAAGAAGACCGCTTGTCGCGTATGTGCGACTTACTTTTTGAACTTAACAGAGAAGCCATCTTGCGAGACGGGGACTGGTGGTATGGCACAGATGACTATGACATTAACTTCTTTGATTGGGAAGATAAGCCAGACCACATGAGTGTGGTCGTGTATGACATGACAAAAGGGGAGTATTTTGAATACTCAGAAGAGCAAACAATTTTCAGTAAGCATATTTATACAGGAGAAACAAATGGCGCTAACGCATAGACAAAACGAAAGACTACGCGAGTGGTTCAATGACTCAGAAATTGCGTATCTTATTGATTGGATTATGGATAACTCGTACGATTCCAAACTAGAAGACCTTGCAAGCCAACTACTAAAGTTTGATAGCGAAAATTACCCTGAAGGAGAAGAAGTATGAAACGATTGATTGAGATGATTGGACGCGCATATGACTTGAGTATGCAAGCGCAAGACAACAAGGTAGACCTAGCCCTAGCCGAAGAGGTGTCGGGTGAGTGTGCCGAGTTTCTTGCTATATGGGACGAGGACTGGGGTGCGTATGACTCTATGGATAGCGTAGACCAGGAGTTGTGGCGCATGATTACACAGATAAAACAAGGAGAATGAGTATGTGGATAGTTTGTAATGGTGACTTGCTAAAGGGTCACACTTTCTATGGTGTATTCGACACAATAGAAGAAGCGTATCAATGGGGGAGCGACAACTTCGATGTAAGTGGGTTCTATGTAACAGAGTTAAAACCACGAAAGGAAACAGTATGAAGATAACTAAATGCCTATTGGCTTTTCAATGGAGTGATGGCGAGCACGAAGCAATGTATGAGGGCTTGCCTGAGTATTTGCGTGAAGAAATCAACCGATACATACAAGAGCTGGAAGAACTCCGAGAGCGAGACCCAGATGAGTATTCAATGTTCAATGACGAAGGAGAAGTGAAATGACAAACGAACAAGCAATCAAAGAGATATACAAACTGATTCACTCTGATACAACGCCCCCTGCGGAAGAAGTATCAGACGGGGGAATCATCGACATGATTTTTCAAATCGTTGCGCCAATAGTGGAAGGAGCAAAGCCTTTTAGTAACGCAATACGCATGAGAGATGACCTTGCCGAAGAAGGCTTGGCTGTGCCCGCATCTAAATCTTTTAAGGACTACGACACGCAAGTCGATGTTGTTTATATTGGCGCAGAAGAACTGCAAGGTGCGACATATGGTGATGACCCCGCGCATCCTGACGAGCATCCGTTTTGCTATGTTGAATTGAAAGATGGACGCTCGTTGTATTTCTTAAGCGTTGATTTAGATTTTGGAGAAACAGCATGACAGACAAGACATACAACGGATGGACTAACTACGCCACATGGCGTGTGAACCTAGAGATTTTTGATGGGCATCAACTGTCGGATTTTCCGTTCGATCAAGGTGCGTCTGCTGACGCTGAACTCATAGACCCGTATGAGTTATCGCTTGCACTACAAAACTATGTGGAGGACTACATCTACGAGGCGGGAGGTGGCGAGAACAACATCGCTGTGTCATACGCACTTGCGTTCTTATCCGATGTGAATTGGTTTGAGATTGCAGGGCACATGATTGAAGACGCTATCGAGGAGAGTAGCCACTAACTTGTCTATCGTTTGACAGAAAGTGAGATTCGAGATATGCTTAACACACAAGGAGAGGCATCATGCCAGATATGAAAACTGCACTATCAACAGTTCTTAATCAATGGGAACAAGACGAACAAAAACAAATCACACAACAACAGGAGAAGCCCGTGGGCAAACAACTATTTAAAGCCACTAACAATGTGACACGCGAGACTTTCAACTACATCAGAGACAACCCCAACAAGACCACCGCAGAGGTGGCGCAAGCCTTAGAGCAACGCGGGTTCAAGGAAGGCTCAGTCACATCCATCTGTGCTCAGATGTCCAAGCAAGGCATGGTTACGAAGGACATATATACAAAGCGTTTGGTGGCGATAGTGCCTGAGTATCAGCCACTGAAAGCGGCATCAGCGTTCAAAACGGAGAAACCCACCGCTAAGGTAGTAAAAATAACCAAGCGCCCGCAACCACAGAATGCTCCGCAAGACGCGGGCATTGCCGCTATTGCCCCGAAAGAAGAAGCCGTGCGCAAAGCAGCACTGGTATTCTTGAACGCAGACTTTGACCCGAACGACTTACTAAACAAACTCTCTGTTGTGCAAGCCCGTGCGTTGTATGACGCACTCAAACAAATCTTTGGAGGTTAAACATGGGCAAGATGAAACAAATGGCCATCGAGATGATGGAAGACGATGACGATATACAAACATACAAACAACCTTGGCAGGGGTTGAACTGGGGCGATATGCCTGTCGGTCAGGTAAATAACCTCGACTTCATGGAAGGCGCACGCTGGGCAGAGAAGTGGCTCAAGGAGAGGAACGCATGAAAGAAACAACTAGCGACACACTCGCGCAATTTGCCCGCCATGATGGACAAAACACACCTAAATTGCCCAAAATGACCGCCGTAACGGACAACGATTTAAGTATCAAGTCGCAAGATTTAAGTATCAAGTCGAAAAAAATATGGGTTGACCCACCTGAGGGCTGGAAGTTTGGCTTTCCTGCTATCTATGACCCTGATACCGATGGTCAATTAAGCGAATGGATAATTAGTAAAGGTTATCCAGTACAGATAATTAAAGAATATGGTGAGCAGTGGCACATCCGTTGTTGGCCTGCTGAAGAGCCCGAAAAATATCCCGATCAGGTCATAAATGCACAAAAACACTCTGAAGTGATAAAAAATGCCCCGATCGGGACAAAAATGCGCAAAACCACACGCGAGGAAAAGATAAGTAAGCCCGCCGTGTATGAAGTGCCAGAAGAGACTCATCGGAAGGTTACAGTTTCTGAGCTTATGGAAGAGCTAGCAATCGCAAGGATGCTGATACGCGAGTTGGGTGACCGACTGGCTAGGTTGGAGAAGAACACATGAGCGAAGGACTGTTTGATGATGTGCCGTTGATGAACAAAGAGCGGGATGCATCGTGGGAAGCGTTTATCAAACGCAAAGATGTGAAGGCTATGTTTTCAGAGGAGGGTTTTGGCTTTCCTCTTAACCGTGGCTACTACGACCTATGGTGTATTGCTTGGGCAAAGGCATGGGACAAAGGCTTTATGGCAGGAAGGGAGAAAAACACATGAAGATGCGAGAACGTAAACATTTATTTTGGTGGTTGCCCCGTGCAAAGATGTTTGTGCGTAGCCATAACAGGAAAGTCAAACCGTATCCGCAAACCTATTGGGTTGGCAAAGGTAGCCACGCGTACTTGAAAGATAAAAAGAATTGCAAACTGGGTGGAATTGAATGGTATGAGGAGATGAGAAAATGACACCAGACCAATTAAATTATTTTGTGGGCGGTTTTTTTGTTGGGGCTTTAACTGCTTTGCTCTTTTGCATTCTTCATGATGCTGTGAAAGGGGACAAGCATGACTAAGCGCATAGAAATAGAGTACGAATTAAAAGCAGAAGATGACGATGACATCCAAGAATACAAAAAGCCTTGGGTAGGGCTGACGGATGAAGAGCGGTTGTTTGTTTTGGTTACTGCACCACCAACTTTTATAAATCATAAAGGTGATGTAAGAGAAACAGCGTACACCTTTGCGGAGGTTGTGCAAAAACTAACAGAGAAAAAACTCAAGGAGAAGAACACATGAAAGGAAAAGGACAGTACAGTGTATTTGCACAAAACAAACTTGCAACCGACGCATTTTTTCAACACAAAGTTGACACCAAAACTAAACCTAAGTTGTGTTGGAAGTGCCAAAAAGAATCGAGTTACGAAGACGGCGCTTATTTGCGGTTTGCGTCAGGTATACACCAATACATATGCAAGCCTTGCATGGACATAAAACGAGAGAAACAGAAACTTAAGGAGGAATCAAATGCTTGAAACAATCGCTTGGATAGTTTTACTACTGTGTAGTGGTGGGGTGGTAGTTGTCACAGTTGCTGTAGCAATTTTTATGTTGAGCAGCGAAGAATGAAGTGCCCCACCTGTGGCACATGGTCGCTAGTAAAACAAACCAAGAAATCGCCCACATTTGGGTATACCAGAAGGAGAGAATGTGCAAATGAACACCGATTCACAACCCAAGAAGTCGTTGTCCCGCAAGAGGCAATTGATGAAGAAAGAAGAACTCATATCGAGAATAACCTCAAACGATTGGAACCCATTCGAAAGAGCGACCCCAAGCGTTTTAAAAACACTACATACCGAGAATACTAAACAACGAATCAACAACTACGGAGAAGCACTACTATGACCACACCAGCCGATGACATGCAAGTTAGTGGTAACCACTACAAGGAGATGCCCATACAGCCTTGGGCTGTGATGGAAGCTGTGCTTACGCACGAAGAGTTTGTGGGCTTTCTCAAAGGTAACATACTCAAGTACAGCCTACGGGCTGGACACAAAGAGGGTAGTGATGACGTAAACAAAGCGTGGCACTACAAACAAAAACTCATGGAGGTAACCGATGGTCACAACACCAGAAGCACGGGTTAAGAAAGTAGTCAAGAACACGCTAGACCTGTTGAACATATACCACTTCTCCCCTGCCGCTAATGGCTTCGGGCGGGCGGGTATCCCAGACATCATTGCTTGCTCTAACGGACGCTTCATCGCTTTCGAGTGCAAGGCGGGCAAGAATACAACGACCGCTCTACAAGAACGCGAACTCAACAAGATACGTTCAGCCAAGGGGCTAGCGTTTGTAATCAACGAAGACAATATGCACAACATAGAGGAGCTATTAACATGGAGCCGACAAGACACACACTAGGACAAACCAAAGAAGCCTTGGAGTTCATGACAAAACTTGACCAGCTATCAGAAGAGAAACGCGATCACTTGCGCCTGATCTTCAAAGGGTTGGTTGACTGTTGCTTGGACGACAAGATGCACGGGGTCGTGGTACTGGGGCACGAGGACAGCCACGCGGGTATCTTCACCCTTAACTGCAACGAGATGGAAGCAGCGTTCATACTGAACCAAGTCACGGGTAGTTTCAACGATATGAACATGGCGGGTGCGCCAGCCAAGGAGATGTTTAATTGAAACCATTCGACAGAATAATAACGATTGACTTTGAGACCCGATGGGCTAAGAAGGACTACACATTATCAAAACTAACAACAGAGGAGTACATACGTGACCAACGATTCAAGGCATTTGGACTATGCGCCCATGAGTACGGGAGTGATGAACCAATTAGATGGGTTAGCGGAAGAGACTTACCTGAATTCTTTTCTGGAATCGACTGGGGACGAACCGCCGTGCTTGCGCATAACGCACAGTTCGATATATCCATCTGTGAGTGGGTCTACGATATTCACCCAGCCTTTATCTTCGACACGCTATCAATGGCGCGAGCTTTACGTGGCGTGGAAGTTGGCAATAGTCTCGCCAGACTCGCAGCGGATTTTGGACTACCAGCAAAAGGCACCGCCGTTTATTCAACTGATGGAGTTCACGAGCTACACCCCACGCTCGAAGGAGAACTCGCTGAGTACTGCAAACATGATGTGTTTCTGTGCGAAGAAATATTCAAACGGTTGGTTGTATCCTATCCACAGAAGGAGCTAAGACTCATAGACATGACGCTCAAGATGTACACGCAACCAATGTTAATTCTTGATCCCAATATGTTGACCGATGCCATACTAGAAGAAAAGGAGAAGCGTGATGAATTATTACAAAGGCTCGGCGTGGAGGAAACTTCGCTCGCGTCGAATCCAAAGTTTGCGACCTTACTTGACGCGCTTGGGGTGGCTGTCCCCACCAAAGTCAGTAAAACTACTGGCAAGCAAACGCTTGCGTTGGCTAAGAACGATGCGATGTTCCAAGCGTTACTCAACGGTGAACGTGAAGACGTTGCCCTCCTTTGTGAAGCGCGCCTTCGGGTTAAATCTACCACCGAGCGCACAAGGGCTCAGAGATTCCTCGACATTAGTCAACGCGGTGCCTTACCAGTTCCTCTCTCCTACTACGGTGCGGCGACGGGTCGTTGGACGGCAGCCAAAGGCTCGGCCATCAACATGCAAAACCTCAAGCGTGGTTCATTCTTACGCAAAGCGGTTATGGCTCCCCAAGGTAGCCAGCTTGTCGTTGGTGACTTATCGCAGATTGAACCGCGAGTACTCGCGTGGCTTTCGGATTACTCAGAGATGCTTGAAATCTTCCGGTCAGGAGGTGACCCTTACGCAGCGTTCGGTGCGCAGATGTTTAACATACCCGGACTTAGTAAGGAATCGCACCCAGATTTACGGCAGTCTGCGAAGAGCGCACTCTTGGGTTGCGGATACGGTTTGGGCTGGGCTTCATTTGCGTCCCAACTCCTTACTGGCTTCCTTGGTGCTCCGCCAGTCAGGTACGACATGGCTTTCGCGAAAAAGCTGGGTGTCACGAAGGAAGTTGTTGAGCGTTTCATAGACTGGGACGAGAACGTCGAGAAGATGCGGGAGATTCCCCACACTTGTAGCGAGAAAGAATTGCTCATCCACTGCGTGGCTTCCAAGAAGATCATCGACATCTACCGCTCGACTGCTACGCCTGTGGTTGACTTTTGGGGGATGCTTGGACAACTCATTGAGACGAGCCTGTACGGGGGCAAGGAGTACACCTACAAATGCCTGACGTTTAAGAAGGAGGCAATCGTTCTGCCCTCTGGTATGAGCCTGCTGTATCCTGACTTAAAGCGCACCAAGGACGACAAGGGTAGGCCGCAGTGGACATACGGACAGGATTCGACTAAACTGTATGCAGGTAAGATAACAAACAACATCACGCAAGGCGTAGCAAGATGCGTGATGACAGACGGGATGCTCCGCGTAGCAAAGAGATATCCAGTCAAAGGCACGGTACATGACGAGTTGATCGCCGTTGTGCCAGATGCAGAGGTTGATGACGCTAAGACTTGGGTCTTGGCGCAGATGACTATGGAGCCACGGTATATGCCGAGGATTCCACTAGACGCTGACGGTGGCGCGCACCGTAGATACGGGTTAGCAAAACAATAGGAGAAGCATGCAGATACCAAAGAAAATTAGAGTCGGTCATAAATGGTACAGCGTGGAAGTTGTCGAGGCTATGGCCGAGAAAGGTTACATGGGCAAGGTTTACTACCCTGAACAAAAAATCCGAATCGGTTTAGCCAACACACAGACAGGCCAGAAATTTAAACAAACCGATGTAAACGATACGTTCTGGCATGAGTTAGTGCACGCAATACTTGACGACATGGGGTATGACACCTTAAATCGTAATGAGCGATTCGTGACGGGTTTTGCCAAGAGATTAACCAAAGCAATAGAGACTGCGAAATTCAATGACTAAAGTTGTTTGGAGCCACAGCTCCCTTAAAGACTATGAAGGCTGCGCTCGTCGCTACCACGAAGTAAAGATTCTTAAGAAGTACCCCTTCAAAGAAACCGAAGCCGTGTTGTATGGCAAAGAGCTACACAAAGCAGCCGAAGATTATGTTGGTAAAGGGGAGCCGTTGCCCCAACAATTTGAGTTCATTAAAACTACGCTAGACGCGTTGATGGCTAAGCCCGGTCGCAAGTTGGTCGAGTACCAAATGGCGTTAACCGAAGACCTACAGCCCACAGGTTGGTTTGATAAGGACGTGTGGGTTCGGGGTGTGGCTGACTTGTTGATACTAGATGACGAGAACATGACTGCATGGGTGGTTGACTACAAGACGGGCAACAACAAATACCCTGATCGTGAGCAACTCAAACTCATGTCTCTCATGGTCTTCGCCAACTTCCCACACATTCGAGAAATCAAATCCGCCTTGCTATTCGTAGTTAAAAACGATATGGTTAAGCACGCCATGACCGTTGACCAAACCGATGCAGAGTGGTGGAGATACAGAGAACGCGTCGGACGCATAGCGGCCTCGATGGACGCTGATGTGTGGAACCCAACACGCACCCCGTTATGCGGATGGTGCCCAGTTAAATCATGCGAATTTCATAAGGAGCACTAGCATGACACAAGTAAATGGCAAACGTGATTACAAACACGCATACAAACTACAAAAGAAAACAGGTGAAACAGACGATCAACTTGAGCGCCAAAAGGCCAGGCAGTTGTATGACAAGAAAAAGATTGATCGCTCTAGCAAAGACATCGACCACAAAACACCACTGCGCAAAGGCGGCAAGACCACAGCAGGTAACTTAAGACTACGTAATAGAAGCGCCAACCAAGGCGACAACAAATAACATCAGAGAAGCAAATGGAAATAATCGAAGACAAAGCACTCTTACTACGAACCAGAACCCCAGAAAAATACAGCATCATTCCACGCAGTCAGATCGTTGAGCAATACGATGATGGGTCTGCGGATGTTGCTGTCTTCTGGGGACTGGATGAAGCACGCGTGCTTAAAAACATGGGCGTTAAAAACGTACCATCCCCCATCACGAAACGCTACAACTGGCCGGGCAAGTACAAGCCTATGGAGCACCAAGTTACAACGTCTTCGTTCCTCACACTACATCGCAAAGCGTTTGTGTTCTCCGAACCCGGCACAGGCAAGACATTGTCGGCGCTATGGGCAGCAGACTACCTGATGCAACGCGGTGAGGTTCGTAGGTGTTTGATACTGTGCCCGCTCTCCATCATGCAGTCAGCGTGGATGCAAGACTTAAACGCCAGCATCATTCACCGTAGCGCAGTCATCGCACACCACCCACAAGCATCTCGTCGCATCGAGATGGTTCAACAAAAATACGACTTTGTCATCACCAACTACGAGGGCTTGAACCTTATAGCGGACGAGATAAATTCCAACGGCAAGTTTGATTTGGTTATTGTGGATGAGGCAAACGCGTACAAGACCGTTACTACTCGGAGATGGAAATCACTGCAATCCATCATCAAACCCGATACCCTGTTGTGGATGATGACTGGCACGCCAGCATCGCAATCTCCTGCGGATGCTTATGGCTTAGCGAAGTTGGTAAACCCAAGCGGAGTCCCGAAGTTCTACACAGCGTGGCGGGATCAGGTAATGAATAAGGTGACGCTGTTTAAGTGGGCACCGAAAGCAAATGCGGCGGAGCAAGTGCACGAAGCGCTTCAACCCGCTATACGCTTTACCAAGGAAGAGTGCTTGGATTTACCACCTGTTATAACGATGACCCGCGAGATTATGTTGACACCGCAACAAAGAAAGTATTACGACTTACTCAAAGAACGTATGCTCATTCAAGCGGCGGGCGAAACAATCAGTGCGGTCAACGCGGCGGCAGGTGTCTCCAAACTATTACAGATTTCATGTGGTGCTGCTTACACCGACGACGGTGAGGTGGTTGAGTTTGATGCTGCGCCCCGCTTGTCGGTACTGGAAGAGATACTGACAGAGACCTCAAGGAAAGTAATTGTGTTTGCTATGTTCACTAGCAGTATCGACGCCATCATCAAACACCTTGCCAAACAAAACATACCAGCAGAAATGATTCGTGGAGACGTGCCGGCATCCAAGCGTGGTGACATCATCCGCCGATTCCAAACTGACCCAGAACCCCGCATCCTCGTGATGCAACCACAAGCAACCGCACACGGCATCACATTGACCGCCGCTGATACAGTTGTTTTCTACGGCCCACTGATGTCTGTTGAACAGTACATCCAGTGTATTGCCCGCGCTGACCGGAAAGGTCAGACTTCCGACAAGGTTACAGTTCTTCACATAGAAGGTAGCCCGATAGAGAAGAAGATGTTTAAAGCATTGACTTCCAAAGTGAGTGACCACTCACTCTTAACACAGTTGTTCGAGAATGAAATTAAATCTTGAAAGGAGTTTGCAAACAAATTAATTTCGTGTACACTGTCAAACCTTAGACAAAACATCAGGAGAAAACAAAATGAGTGACCAACCAATTCCACTCGACAAATTAGCAAAAGTCTATCGTAGAATGCGCGACCAAATCTCTGAACTGACCAAGGAGTACGACACGAAAGTCGAAGTACTTAAGGCACAACAGGAAGAGGTAGCAAACGCTATGAAAGAGCAAATGCAAGCGCTCGGCGTAACATCCGTTCGCACTGACCAAGGCACCGTAGTCCTGTCTGTCAAGACTCGCTACTCAACCGCCGACTGGGACTCATTCAAGAAGTTTGTGACCGAGCACGATGCACTCGACTTGTTCGAGAAGCGGATTGCCCAGACAAACATGAAGCAGTTCCTCGAAGAAAACCCCGGTGTCGTACCCCCGGGACTGAATTCAAATTCAGAGTATGACGTATCGGTACGCAAACCTTCAGCAAAGTGAGAAACTAAATGAGTAACGTAGCAGTATTTAATCCCGCCCAACTCCCAGCGTTTGCACGCACGGGCGAACTCTCTGACATAGCACGAGCCCTAGCGGGTGGCGGTGGTGCTAACAACGCTGGCAAGCGTATCTCCATCAAGGGCGGTGTGTTCCGTCTCTTGTCCGGTGGTAAGGAAGTTGCCGCTATCGACGAGCGCTTCCTTGATGTGGTGATTGTTAAAGCCGCCCCTAAAGTGGCACGCACCTTCTATGCCAAGGCATACGACGGTGAAACAGTTTCTGCCCCTGACTGCTGGTCAAACGATGGCGACAAGCCAGATGCCAAGTCCAAGAACGCGCAGTCTGATACCTGTGCAAGCTGTCCACAAAACGTGGCTGGTTCCGGTACTGGACAAAGCCGTGCTTGCCGTTACCAACAGCGCCTTGCTGTTGTCTTGGCTAACAATGTTGAAGGTGACGTAATGCAGTTGGCTTTGCCCGCTACATCCATCTTTGGCAAGGAAGACGGCGAGAACCGCCCACTCCAAGCGTATGCCCGTTGGTTGGTTGCCCAGTCAGTTGACCCTAGCATGGTCGTGACCCGCATGAAGTTTGATACTAAAGCCGAAGCGCCCAAGTTGCACTTCAAGGCTATGCGTTGGTTGACTGATGAGGAGTATGCGCAAGCCGCCGATCAAGGCGCGACAGACGATGCGGCTAAAGCCGTTGTGTTGAATGTGTCTTCACAGGACAGCAAACCTGCTGACGCCATCAAGGGACTTGCTCCTAAGAAGAGCGTTGCTCAGTTAGCCGACGACGAGGCAGATGAGCCACCAGCACCAGCACCGAAAGCCAAGGCTAAGCCCAAGGCAGTTGAGGTTGAGGCGGAAGACGAGCCAACCGTACGCAAGGAAGAGAAGAAGCCTAGCGCCGTGCCCGGCAAGAAGTCACTCGCTGACGTAGTCGGTGCGTGGGACGACGAAGACTAAGTAGGAACGGGGGCTTCGTGCCCCCTCTTCAACCATGCCATATTCACAAAAAATTATTGACGAGATTGCGAAGACGCCTAAGTCTTTAGGGACACAGCTAGGGCGTTGGGCAATCCACCATGACTTTTCGGTGGTGCGTATATCAAAAGCATTGGGTGTTACACGCCAAACAGTTTACAACTGGTTCTTGGGCAAAGACATCTTCCCCGCTTATGAGTACCGCGCCGAAGTCCTTCTTGAAATATTACAAAAAACAAAATCAGCCGATGAGGCTTGGAGAGAAACATGCAAAGTATTCAACCTAAAAACCTAAGTAACACAGAACTAATCCGTATTGCAGCGGATGAACTTGACATGTACGGCACATTGCCGGACACATGGCAGAAGGAATTGTTGCGCCGTTTTACTGCACTAGCGCCAGCCAATGAGTTCCCACCCATTGACGAAAAACAACTAAGCCTCTTCTACTAAGCAAAACCAAGGACTTTCATGAACCCGCTTGAATTCCTAGCGGTGGTTTTGCCGTCTCCGGGTCACGGGGCGTATTGCACGGCGGAACTGTCTAAGAAAAAAGAACATCTATTCTCGGAGAACTTGGATGACTTTTACCCCAAGGTTGACACTTGGGTGGAGCAGAAGGCTGATGTATTTTTTGCATTGGCTACATTCGATGACGCAAAGAAACGCAAGGCAGAGAACGCCCGTTTCATCAAAGCGCTGTTCATCGATATGGATGGGTATGACACCAAGAAGCAAGCTGCATACGCGCTTAAAGCATTCCTTGCCGAGACTGGCTTGGACTTACTTGGCACGCCGTGGATTGTTGGCTCTGGTGGAGGGCTGCATTGTTACTGGCCGTTCAATGAAACAGTAGAGATTGCTGAATGGAAACCGCTTGCAGAGAACTTCAAACGCTTGTGCAAGCAACAAAAACTCAGCATCGACATGACTGTGACGGCGGACGCCGCTCGTGTGCTACGCATACCTGAGACGTTTAACTTCAAAGCCAAGTACGAAACCCCACGCCCAGTCAAGTTACTGGCAGAGGGCGACACATTTAACTTTGAAGATTTGAAAGCTCACGTAGTGAGCCAGTTAAAGAGTATTGCCCCAGTCTCTGCACTGACGGCTCTGCCCGGCAAACGCCCAACCAACGCCCCCACCACGCCCCTGTCTACGACTGCCGTGACCCTGTTCGAGAACAGCACGACTAAGTTTGGCAACATCTTTAAGAAGACTAAGGCGGGTACAGGCTGTGCCCAGTTGCGCCACTACGCAGAGAACGCTAGTGATGACGGCATGGAGCCCTTGTGGCGTGGGTGGTTGAGTATTGCTAAGCCCTGTTCGGATGCAGAGAAAGCGACAATATGGTTAACGGAACTGCACCCCTACACGCATGAGCGTATGCAACAAAAGCTGGCCGAGATAAAGGGTCCCTATCCATGTGTCAAGTTCGATAGTGAAAACCCCGGCATCTGTGATGGCTGTCAGCACTTTGGAAAGATAACAAACCCACTGGCGCTTGGACGCGAGATCATGCTCGATACCTCCCCTAAAGAGATTGAAGTGCATGTACCGACTACGAGCCCATCGCTCCATGAAGAAGTGCGTAAAGTACTTCGCCCTACCCCACCTAAAGGATACGCATACGGTGCGCGTGGTGGTGTATTCATGGAGAAAGAAGACGAGGATAGCCAAGGCAACAAGACCAAGCGACAGATCATGATCTTGCCGTACGAGTTGTTTGTCGTGGACATTCTTCGTCACAACGGAGAGCACACAGTGCACATGCTTTGCATGCGCCCTGAAGGTGTTGAGACAGTCACCATGTCCCAAAAGGCTGTGGTGAGTAAAGACGAAACGGTCAAAGCGCTTGCGCTTCAGAACGTAATTGCCTCTTATGGTTCGGGCAACGACAAGAACCTATTTGATTATGTAAGGGCGAGTGTGGAACAAGCAAGTACTGGGAAGGCCCCCGTTAGAGTGCCTACAAACTATGGCTGGCAAGAAAACGATACGTTCGTTTTTGCTGGGAAGATTTTTTCTAAGGGTATGCCGCCTGTAAGCGTGCCGATGCCGGGTCTGGAGAACATTGTCTCCAACACCAAACCAACAGGAACGATTGAGGCATGGCGCACATTTGTGCAGATGCTTATTAAGAAGGGGATGTGGGAGCACCTAACAATCATGTTGGCTGGAGCAAGCGCTCCGCTGATGCGCTTCACGGGTATCTATGGCATCACATACCATTGTGGTTCGACTGAGTCGGGTACAGGCAAGTCGCTTGCGCTAGAAGCCGCCGCTTCCATCTGGGGTCACCCAGTCCACTACCGCACGGGTAAGAGCACATCGCCTGTTGCCATGCAACAGCGTCTTGGTTTGCTTTGCAGCATGCCTTTGATTACTGATGAGTTGACTAGTAAGAACCGCGCTAACTTTGAATGGTTGCCTGAGTTCCTACTGGATATGACTGAGGGTCGGGGCAAGGAGCGCATGGAGTCAGGCGCTAACAAGGAACGTATCAACTTGTCGACATGGATGACCAACGCGATCATGTCATCTAATACCCACGTCGTAGACGGCTTAACTGGTGGACGCAAGCACTCATCTGAGGGCGAGTTGCGACGCTTGCTGGAATTCATCCTGACCCAAGAGTTAGCGTGGGAGCCATACGAGATCGAGGTCATCAAGTCGTTGCATAGCAACTACGCAGTAGCAGGCCACATGTTGTCGCAGTACATGGTGGACAACTTAGACCGCCTACATAAAGATGTACCTGATTCTGTCGTGCAGATGTACAAAGAGTTTGGCGCTACTAACGATGAGCGTTTCTGGATGGCTGGCATCGGCACCATCATCATGGCGGCAGTGCTTATGAAAGACGCGGGCGTTGTGAATATCCCAGTCAAGCCTGTGATTGCTTGCTTGAAGAAGGTGGTGCACTCGATGCGGGGCAACATCAAGGCCAATGTGCGTAGCGCGGAAGATGTGTTGAATTCCTATGTGCGTGAGAGTTATGGACACTTTATTGTCATCCGCAACATGGAGTCAGGCATCTTGGCAGAACTTGGCGGTGGCGGAGAAGTTGACAAGGCTACAACACGTTCAGAAATTATGGGTCGCGTTGAGCACGGATTCACGCCAGACCACGTAGACTTCTATATTGAGGAACAACTGCTTAAAGCCTACTGCTCGTCAATGAGTTTTGGTTATGCGGACTTTAAGCGTCAGTTGGCAGGGCAGTTCACCGTGTCGCATATGGCTAAGAAGGACATGACTGCTAAGACTCAAGGCCCCCAGATGCGCGTGTCAGTGCTCAAGATAAGCCGTCGAATTTCTGATATGGACAATGAAGCTAAAAATACACTATCCGTGGGATCAGACTGAGAAGGGGCAGGGGTTCTTTGTCCCCTGCCTTGATACGGATGCCGTGCGCGAAGAAGGATTAAAGCAAGCAGTACGCCTGCGTATCCTTGACGCCAAAGCCTACCCCTCAATCCGCAACGAACTTATCGGGGTGTGGTTTCACCGAGTCGGGGTAAAGACCTAATGTCTGACGCCCTTTCAACCATACGAGCAAACTGAATTTTGGCTTGGCGCACATCATCGAGTTTTTTACGTTGCACTTCTGGCGTCATGTTAGAAGCTCTAATAGCTTGCTCCATCTGAGTCAAGTCCTTCATAGTAGAGGTGTACATATCTGCAACTTCTGCTGCTACATACTCGTTACCGCGGGTGTTAATAAGCTCCATCGCTCTGGCTCTATCACCTTTGTTTATGGCTTCATTTACAGATGCCTCTACTTGCTTATACTGCCCCATGCGGTCGTACACACGGTTAATAATGGCACCAGCGTCATTTGGTTGGAACGCTCCACCGACAACAGGCATTTCAGACAGACGCTTATACGCGCCTTCTGGCCCTTCTCTTTTTGGCACGCCCGTGCTTACGGCTTGTAAGAAAGCCAACCCCATCGTACCGGTATAGCCTTGAACCAATTGCTCTAGCACAATAGGCGATACACCCGCTACTTTACCAACAAGTTTAGCGGCTTCGGTTGTGTTAGCACGGAACTGATCTTCTGGCAGTAGTTGCTTTTCATGCGCTGACAAAATGTCGCGCCCTGTGTAAAACGATTTGCCAAGTCCTGCTTCAATAGCGGGACGCAACGCTTGCGGTATACCATAGGAAGAGCCTCCGGGAATTGTGTTTTGCATAATGCTGCCAAACGCTTTAACTGCTTCCTCACCGCCGTGCTCATTTACCATGGTGTTGTACAACGCTTCGGGTAAAGCCTTAAAGATGTAACCAATTTCAAACGGTATTGGGATGCGAATAGGCTCATCCACACCGGGCAAACGCATAAACCAGTTGCCGTATTTTTGTTCTGGTGTAGCGTTCTTATAGGCTTCGTCGTCTTGCATCATTGCGGTGTACGCTAGCGTACCGGCGGCTAACATCATGCCCCGCGTCATTAACTTCTCTTGTATTTTAAGTTTCTCGTTGAACGGCAGTTTGCCAGTCAACGCTTTGTATAAAACATTCAAGCCTTGAATTTGTGAGTTAAAGAACGGGATAAGCGAGTTAATAACATGGATGCTTGGAGATGCGCCACGTTTGTTAAAGTTCATAGATTCCAACGACATCAGCGTGGCTTCCATCTCGGACAAACCCTGTTTGATATAGCTGTTGTACTGAGCACGGCGAGTCAACGCATCCGCTTCCATAGAGATAGCTTCAAACTTAGACACCAGTGAAGACCAGTTGGACTTGCCAGCCGTAATGTCACGCAGGATGTTTGTTAAATCTTCGCTTGTTCCAGTAAATACTTGGCCGCCTGTGATACCACGGCTCTCCAATGTGCCCTTGGCAGCGCCACCTATTTCTTTAAGTGCGCCCATAACAGGTGTAAAGTCTGCGCCAGAAATTAAAGGTGCGGCTAACGAGTCACGAAATAACTGCTTAGCGGCATATAACGGTGTAGCAGTAACAAGTTTGCGTAATAATCTTGCAGGAGCACCAAGCACACGCAAAGCAAACGGCATCTGGGTAGGAATACCTTCCATGCCTTTAACTAAGATGTCTGCGGGTATACCAACTTGGTCAGTATCAATCAACGCAAACCGGTCTTCTCCGTCTACTTTAAATTTAACAACGTCAGGACCAGCTACTTTAGCTTTGCTAATCTTTGCCAAGTCTAGGTTGACCAACTCCAACACAGCGTTCTTCGTGGCTATATTGCGCAAGCCCATGTCGGTCAAGATGTTTGTGTTCTGTACCGAACTGGTTAAGAAATCAATGATTGGTTCATCGCCACCCACTAATTCTTTTAGATAAGGTTGTTCAGCAATACTGCCAACACGGATTGGATTTTCACCACCAATCATTAATTCAGCTACACCCCCACGCTGACGATAAAACGGTATGTAGTCGTTGGACTCAGACAAACGCGTAGCAACTTCTTTAGAAATAGCGCCAGTCTGTGCAAGGAAACTAATCAGTCCCTTGTTGTACTCGTTGTACTCCATGCGCGCACGCTCAAAATTTTCTTTTAATCCGGGCGTGTCTTCAATAGCCTTCATGGCTTTGTTCAAGTCTGCTTGAGTTATACGACCATTAAAGTTTAGTTTATCTAAGCCAACACGTTCAGCACGCTTAGCAGCTAAGAACATGGTAAACAACCGATTTGCAGCATCTGGACTACCAGCGGGAGCATCTTTCAAAATGTCCACTACGCCTTTGAGGCTTGGCCCTTTCTTGCTTTCAATCAAATACTCAGTCTTGCCGTCTGCACGTTTCTTTTCCACGATTTGCAGAGCGCCGTTGCCAACAGATTGAGCCGTAAAATTCATGCGTTGGTCGTACATGCGCAAGTAGTACATCATCTGTGAACCCTTGAGCGAGTCCATTAATTTAGACAAACGCTCAAAACCAGCAAAACGATCAACTAACTGCGTCTCAAAGGCTAAGCCACTAGAGTTAGCGCGTATGGTGTCAATGACCCCTTTTTGTTTAGCAACAAGTTTGTCCGCAATATCACCCGCCGCCGCAAGATCAGGGTTTGCGTACTTAGGAACTGTTCTGTATAAGATGCCAGACGTATCAACTTCGCCGCCTAGACCGCCTTCGCCTTTTTGTACATAGCGTCTAGCGTTAGCTACGATTTGACGTACAGCGTTATCGCTAACAGTCTTGGTACCAAACGTACGGCTAAACCAGTTCTTAATGGTATCGAATATGCGGCGCAAAGCGCTGCGTGTATCTGGAGTCGGCTCGACGCCAGTCTCTGCCATTTCAGCCAAAACTTCTTCCACCGCAACTTCACGGCTCAAATTAGGTTCGGCTTTCATCTTGGCATCGGCTTGGTTGCGCACCGTTTCGTTGCCGTTGTAGATGTTGTTCATGGCGCGGTTGTAGCTGTCGCCTAGCATCTCACGCAAACCAAAGTGACCGGCAATCTCGTGGGCAATAGTCAACGCTACATCTTCGCCTGTGTGCAAGTTAGACGCCACCATGTACACGGTGTTGGTCTTTGGGTCATACAGACCGGGGATCATGCCAGTCTTATTATCGCGTGCAGCCTGATCTTGGATGCGTTGAGGCAAACCAGTCTCGTCGTCTACCACCACAACTTCTGGCGTAATTTTCCAATCAGCAATGATGCGGTCAACAAGACGCGTAACCTCTGCCGCCTTCATACCGGTGCCACCTTGTGTGGCTGTACGGAACAGGCTGTTTAAATCTGTGTCGCCAGCCTCAAGTTCACCAACCGGAGTGCCAACATCCATTGTGTCCATGCGGACAATCTCTTTACCGACTGTGCGTACCTGTTTCTTTTCTTTCTTAGTCTGTTTACTTTCTGTAACTGCGGCAGTTTGCGCTATAGACAAGTCTTTAAGTTCTGCGCGCAAGTCCGCTTTACGTTGGGTAGCCGTAGCCTTTGCGGCTTTCTGTTTGGCTTTGCCTTCTTTGGTTGCAGACGGATTGTTCTTGATGTACTCAAGTTGGTTCTCAATAGTCTGTAACTCGTTGCGTACTTTGGCAATCTTCTCCAGCACAGACATTTGTGCTTTAGCGGCGGCTTTTTCCTGTTGCGCTACGCTTGGCTCTTTGATAGTGGATACAACCGCGCCGCGCTGTGTACGTGCCACAGCGCCCATCTTACGTTCGGTCAACTTCAATGATGGCAAGTCAAGACGCATGCGCAGTCTTGTAACGTCTGCTTCCAACGCCGCTTGCTGTGCACGCTCGTATTCCTCAAAGGCTTTAGTCTCCGCCGCGTTCTCTGGCGTAATGCTCTTGAATGGGGCGTTGTTCAGTATGTCATTGATCTTGTCGTAGTGCCCTTGAATGCGATCTGCAATTTTCTCTGCCGCTTCCATGTTGTCTGCTTCAACTGCTTTGGTATAAGCGCTTTCGTCTTTACCGATAATCCCGCGCAGGCCTTTAACTTGGCGTTGTATAGCAGGGTCAGACGTATCGCGGTAACCGCGAGTAACACGTTCGACAGGAGCGGCTTCCGCCATCTCACGCAAAGTTTGTTCTTTAGGCTGTTTGGGTATCTCAAGTCGTGCTTTTTCTAATGCGTTCTGTGCCCTGACTTCTGCGGCTTGCGCTTCGGTTACGCGGTCTTTGGCGCGTTGGTATTCACGATCGGCTTTCTCGCCTTCTCTGACCAACGAGTTGCTAATAGTGTCGTCGGCTTGATCTTTAATAATACGCTCTTGCGTAGCTTTGGCAGCATCTAAAGCCTTTTGCGTAGACGCTACGCGCTTCTCGGCTTTCTTAAGTTCTTTTTCGTAGAAGTCCAGACCAACACTAACCTTGGTATTTTTTGGTTTTAACAAGAACTGTTGCACGATGTAGTCGTACAAACCTTGAATTTCGTCTAACTGTTTTTGTGCTTTTCTATGAGAAGAATCAATTTGCTCAACCATTGTGGCAATACGTATACGAGCCCCCATACGTTGCTTGCGTATAGCATCGGCTGTCTTGATCGCCATCTGTACATTAGAGTCTGCGGCGTTTACCTTAGCAAATGCAGCTCTGGCTTTTTCCAACGGTGTCTTGTTGTTAGCCGCTTCAACTTTCTTAGCAAACTCATCGGCTTTACGGGCTTCATCTTCAACCTTGGCGGCAATCGTTGCGGCACGCTTGGCTTGGAACTCTGCTTGTTTCGCTTCCTCGGCAATAGTAAGGCGTAGTTTTTGTACCTCACCGCTATCCAAGAAGTTCATGAAGCGTTTGGATGTGGTTCGGGTTACGCCTTTCTCTGACTCACCGGGGAACAGTTCGTTCTGTCCTGTGTCGCTCACACCTGCTTGGCGCAAGTCCGCCAACTCGTCGGTAAGTTGACGCGGCATATCTAAATCACGGCCTGTCTCAACTCTACGCAACTGCTCCCGCGCCATGTCCTGTGCTTCGGGGGATAAGTTTTTGTATTTAGCTTGTAAGTCTTCTAACGTTTTTGTCTCTGCTTCGTCGGCACGAGCCAGCGCGGCTTTAAATTGTTCATCAAGTGAACGCTCTTGTCCTTGGAACTGCGTACGCAAATCTGGTTCGACGCGCTTTGGTTCTGCCGGAGCTTTACGTTCTACAGGCGTTGCTTGTGCGCCAGACGCTTCATCAATAGTGTCACGCACCTGTGTGCGTAATGAATCAATTGCCGCAGAAAAATTATTAAATACCCGTTTTCCTAATGGCGCACGGCGTAGTTCTTCTGTAGAACCCCGCACAACCTTGTTGGCACGCATCTGGGCTTTCTCGCCCACCATTACAGGCTTTTCAAACAGCCCAGCACCGCGCTCAATGAGTTCTGTATAAAGTTGTTCTAACTTACCGACAGCTTCTACTTGCTCCTGCGTAGTTAGTGGGGGCTTACCGGCTTGAGCACGTCGTGCTTGCATTTCAGTCAGCGCCATGCCGATAGAAGTATCTTTAACGCGTTCGGCTACATCACGCAACGCTTGCTGACGCTCTGATGAAACGTCTTGGTTACTCTCCCGCACATTGTTAACAAAGTTGGCTAAACGATCAAATGAACCAATTTGCTTTTGCATCACGCGTTGCACGCGGTTAGCTGCCATAGCTTCGGGAGTCAGGCGTCCTTCAATACCAGCAGCACGGGCGGTATCTTTAATATCTAAGTCTCCGCCAGTCTCTGTCTCAGGCACACCCAGATCATCCAAACGCTTACGGATTTCTTGTGCGCGAACTTTGTTGTTTGTAATGTCTGCGTGGGCAAGTTGTGCCCTTAACGCATCAATCTCGTCAACCTTGTTAAGTTTTGTTGTAGATGCGCCAAGCACCACACGCCCAGAAATAGGTGTGTCTTTCTTAAACAGTGTGTCTACTAATTGATCGACTTGTGTTGATACTTGCCCTTGTCCTACTGTACCAGCGGGTCTTTCAGCAATACGTTGTAGGGCGTTCTTCTCTGGGGCCAGCATGCGGTTACGTTCTGCATCGGCTGCTGCTTGTCTGTCTTGCTCATCACGCAAAGCAAACAAATCTTGCTCTTGTCCTTCAATAGCCTCAGCACCGGGTTTGTATACACGCGCACCAAATGAACTTTTGCTCTCAGACACGCCACCTGCGGGGCGGTAATCTTCTTTAGCAAACCCTGTTGGAACACCACCATACTCGGACAATGCTTTCTCAAGGGCTTTAATTTCTTCGCGCTTCTTTCTAACTTTGACAGGATCAATACCTTCGCCGGCCATATTGGTCAGGTCTGCTTTTGCCTTGTCTAACTTAGCGGCAATACGCTGTGCTTCTTGCTCTTGGACGATTGGATGACCAGTGTCTTTTAATAACGACGTAACTTTGTCTTGTTCTTTTTGCAACATGTCACGCTCATTGAGCGTGCGATCAAGAGCGTCATAATCTTGTTTAGCGGCTGCTTCTGATAGACGCGTCTGGTTATCCTCCAACAACCCCTGCATTTCTTTTTGTTGTTGGAACAACGCTAAGGCTTTGGCGTTCTTATCTTCTTCGATTGGGGGCGCTGGGTTAATTGTTTCTGTTTGAGCAAAACCGGGAAGCCCTTGCTGTACGCCGGGGGCTTGTTTCATCTTCTCCAAGTCCGCTTGGATTTGTGTTTGTCTATCGGCGTTCTCTTGAGCAACGCGTTGCTGTTCTATTAAAGGTTTGATGCGGCGATACTCCGGAGCCATCTCCGCAAGTTGTTTACCTAATTCTTTGCGTTTAGCTTGGGCTTCTTTATACGCATCTTTTTGATCAAATGTGGCGTCAGCACCGGGCTTTGGCATTTTTAGCGCGGTGTACTGCGCTTGTAAGTCATTAAATTTTTTACCAAAATCAACCGCGTACTCGGGGGTTTGTTTTTGCGCCTCAGCCGCGGCTTCTTCAGCCGCTTTCTTTGTTGCCGCTTCTTCGTCTAAACCCATCTGCTCAAGTTGAGCCTTACGTTTTTCTTCGGCTTCCTTGGCGGCAACTTCTTGTCTTGCCGCACCCTTGTCAAATGTCCTACCCGCCGCACCTAACGGAGCCAACAACCCTACTTGATATGCTGTTTCGCCATATTCTTTAAGAGCATCTGGGCTAGACAATGACAAACCTGCTTGTGCCCGCTCCAACATTTGTTGGGCAACTTCTGTTGGAATTTCTGCGGCAAAACCTGTGGCGGTGCCTTTAGTTAAAGTTTTTAATAGTGTTTCGTTAGCCAGTTTCTCAGCATTAGCGCCTCCTGCCAACAACAGTTTCTCGGGCAAACCGGTCATCTTACTGACTAGTCGTCCACCAAGCGGAATAAATGTACCCGCAACATCAAGCGCGGCTTGTGGAACAGCGGCTGCGGCGGCGGCACTACGACTAACAGGAGCGCCTTCTTGAACTTGACGTTCAACGTTTCCACCAAACTGGGTTAGCAATGAGGGCACTAACGCTCCGCCAACACCACCAACTACCGCACCGACAGGACCGGCCAAAGAACCAAGCGCGGCACCAGCACGAGCACTGCCTACCGTAGCGGCAATATTAGGGGCTTGTTCTGCTAAAGCGGCAGGGATTTGGCTTAACGCTTCTCCAGCCGCGGGTAAGATGCCACGTTTTTTGTACGTGTCAATAACTTTGTCAAGACTCACCTGTTCGGCATAACGCGAACTTATGTCGCGTCCGCGTTCTATTCCTTCACGGCCTGCTTCTTCTGGAGCACCTAGTAAAGAACTTACACCCGTGCGGGCTTGGGATAATAAAGACTCCGCACCTTTACTAAGCGCTGCGCCAAGGCCTTCTTTAGCTAATCCAACACGCTCGTAAAAGTCGGAGATTGGCATCTCCGGATAAAACTTGTTATGTAGTGCATTTGCCAGTTCCTTATCGCTTAACTCGTCATACTGCGGGTATTGCTGGCGTATTTCACTAATTTTCATAACTAGCCTTTACCTAGGATTCCTAGTGGGTCATTTCGTGGCGCCCCTTGCTGTGCTATGGCTTGAGGCATTTTTATACCGAAGGCGCTATACGCATCCATACGGTATTTATCTCGCATCTGATCGTACAGACCCGGAGATTGTAACAACGCCATTTTATTGTTTTTTGACCAATTATCAAGTGCTTCTTGTGCAGCTTTTTCCGCCGATTGAACTTCGTTCTTTTCTTTGGCTCCACGTTCGATTGCGTCTGCGTAAGCGCCGTAGTATTTACCCATTGCTTTACGGTACTCGGATTCGCTTGACGCTTTTTCTGCCGCAGCAAGATCGCCAACTGTACCAATACCGGCTTCGCCTGCAGCCCCAAGGAATCGTGGGTCCTTGCTTGCCATCAAACGCATACCCATCAAGAACGCTGGGTCTTTAAACAAACTAGCTAATCCACCACTTGTGGTCTTTTCACCAGTTGCTGGCGCGGCAGCCACCGGTTCTGGTGGTTTAACTTGGACATCTTCAGCAGCGCTACGTTGTGCGGATTCAATACGTTTAAGTTCATCAGGAACTTGTGGGGACAAACGATCTGTTGATGCGGGTACTTCTTCTTTTGGTTTTTCGCCTGTTGGGTAGCTAACAATACGTTTACCCAGTTCTGTCATTTGTTGCCCGTACGGCATCTGATTTGGCTGTGGTCCACGATTAGCGGGATTCATGATAGCGGCGGCTAATCCAGTATCGCTTCCAACCTCGTTTTGCAACATTTCCAATTGTTCTGGCGTAGCATTAGATAGGGCATTAGCTGCGCCTTGCGCAAGAGTTGCGCCTCCCATACCAACAGCAGAAACTGGAAGCGCGGTAGCCGCAGCACCTTCAGCCGCAATACCCAGTTGTGTTGCTGGACGTAAATTACGGAACATAGACCCCGTACGTGTAGTAGGGCCATACGTGTTATACAGTCCGCGAATTTTATCTAACGCTCCTATGCCAGCGCCTGCCAGTTGCGAAGCCGGAATAATTGCGCCGGTTCTTTGGCTGGTTGGTACGTTTTCTGTAGCGGTTGTATCTGACGCGGCTTCGGGTTTCGTTGCTTGTGTGTTTCCAACAATTTTTTGTACTTCCGCCGCTTCGGCAGACCCAACAGGCAAAAACTTTACCATGCGCTCAGCCACGGATTTACCGTAACCTTCAGTTGTAGGAGCTTTTGGATTTTGTGGGTCGCTGACGGCTTTGCCCTCCATAAGCTTTTTCATGCCCCCCGGACCACCATAATAGTAAGCGCCAGCCAACACGGGGTTGCCGTTAGATGCGTCAAAACCTTTCATGGCATAGCGAATACCGGCACGCATATTGTCAAACGGATTTTTAGGACTCATGTCAGCTGTGGCCACGTCTTTCCATGCCGCGCCTCTAACTTGCATTGGACCAGCAGCACCACGATTTGACGTTGGGGCGTCTGCTCTACCACTAGATTCTTGGCCGTGAACAGCTTTGGCAAACGCTCTACGTAGTGGGTCAGTAATGCCTTCTTCGTTTAAAGCTTTTTCAAACAAGTCAGCGCCAGACATGCGAGTTACGCTACCTTCATCGCCTGCAAAACCAACAATCCCACCGTCAGCCATGCGCTTTAAGTTAGGAGCCGCTAACTTGCCAATGCCCATATCTTCTGGAAGTGCGCCTATGACGTTGCCCATTGGGTCAACTGCGGCCATACCTGCAATATCTTGGTCAACCACTTTAGGTGGTTGCATGCCAGCCGTTTTTGCTTGTTGGCTGGTTCGTACCTGTTTGCGGGTATTGGCTTCGGACAACGCTAACGACACCGTATATGGGTCGTTTTTATTTTGCATGGCGTACTGTTGAAGTTGTTGATCCGGCATCATCCGGAGTTTTGACGTGATTTGTTGGACGTTAATCATGTTAATCCTTATGCCATTTGGTGAATTGCTAACTCAGCCAAACCTGCTGGGCGCTGGTCTTTAATTGCGCCACCGTCAGCTTTAAACAAAGTGGGGAACGCATTACCAACCGCGGCTCCAGTTAAACCAAGACCCGCCACTTGAGACAACATGCTGGGGTTCGAGTACACAGACTGTGTTGTTTGGGACAAAGGTAACCCGCGCAACATGTCAGACATGTAAGACAACTGTTGATATGGATATTGTTTTTGCGCAAGGAAGTCTTGATACTGCTGGTTAAGGATGTTTTGCTGTTGTTGCTGTTGCTGAACACCCATCTGCCCTTGAATACCAAGAGTCTGTGCTTGCTGACCGAACTGCGTAGCACCAAGATTGCCCAATGCCCCCGCGCTTTGCAAAGCCGTTTGTAATCCTTGCAATCCAAGACCCGCGCCAAACTGGCGAGACTGTTCACCAAGTTGTGCATTCTGTTGATATTGATTAGCCGCTTGTCCGTAGGCGTTGTTGTAGCCTTGACCAATAATGTTTGCCAAGCCCATGTTGCGATTGCGTTCGTTCTCGGCTTGCATCAGTGCTTGCCTACTTCCTCCAAACGCCCCAGCGCCAACAGATTGGCCTTTTGCTTGGTTACCACTAATGTCATATGCACGGTTGGCTTCAGCAATCTGCGGAGCCAAAGACATCTGCAAGTAGGGGTTCATGTACCCGCCTACTTGGTTCTGGAATTGCTGGGGTCCAAACTGACCCGGCTGATAGTTTGTATTTAAAGCACCCGCACCCGCATACCCAGCCAAGTCTGTAGCCGCGCCTATCTGCCTTGCAGGACCTAAGTTTTGTGCGCCTTGAAATGCTTGTTGGCTAAGCGGAGTAAAGTCCGCAGTGCGTTGACCGGGATACGCCTGATAAGGGTTCTGGCTTGTAATCGCTTCCGTTTTACCTAATAGCGTTTCTACATAAGGCCGCGCATAGTCGGGTATCGTGGTTTGCGATATATTGGTTTGGGTTGGATCTGCCATTTCTTTTCCTTATGCGGGTAAATACTTAGCCGCGTTAGTGTTCTTAGCCAGTTTCTGTTTGCCTGTTGTTTTTGCGCGGGCTTTTTGAACTCTGTCCATCATCTTGTACAACTGTCTAGCACCGGCTTCAGTCGAACCGTTACCCAACTCAGAGACGATACGGGCGGGTACTACAAACTCACCATCGGCAAGTCGTGCGGGTTGATGGTTACCAATCTGCGCTGGGATGGAATCAGATACGCCATCACCGGGGCCGCGCAATAAACGACCACCATCAGAGTAGCCGCCAAGCGAACCTAGTCCACCACTTGCAAGCATTGCAAGACCGCCGTAGGCCATGTGTGGATGGTAATTAAATTGACCGTTATGGTAAAAACCCCCACGAGCGTCGCCACCACTACCGCCACCATCGCCACCAGAACCAGAGCCAGAGCCACCATCACCACTGCTACCGCTAGAGCCAGAGCCACCATCACCTGCGGCTCCGCCACCTCCACCACCGGTTGCTCCGCTATCACCGGCTGCACCCCCGCCAGTTGCTGCACCAGCAGAAGCACCTTCGCCACCTGTATCGCTACCCATACCAGTAGAACCAGCGCCAGCAGGGCCGTCAGCGCCAGCGGCTGTACTTGCACCAGCGGCAGTAGCCGCATCACTTTCTACGTCCATACCGTTTGTAGCATTAACTGAATTTACGCTGGTAGAAGACATTGCATCCATCATTGCAGAAGCAATCGCTGCTGCCATAGGAGAAATAGATTGGTTAGATATGGCGTAGCCAATATCACCCATAGTAGAACCTGTTGGGGAGCCCGTGCTGTTTGAAGAACTGCTACTGTCTGTGTTTCCGCCACCCCCGTTGCTACCTGTGTCCGAACTACTTACATTACCGCCACCAGTATCACCACCCATACCACTGCCATCAGAAGCCGTAGAAGAATCCGTTACTGAAGCGGGGAGAAGTTCAAAGCGGCCTGTAGCTGGATTAAATCTATAGCGTGGTAATTTGCCATAGTTAACTGAACCGGCTGATGGGTCAAAACCAACGGTTGAGGGGTTGTATGCGTATTTTTGTAAGTTGCCGTACAGATCAGGTACACCACCCTCCGCCATTTTTATAACGCCGCCTTCTGCGGCATACTCGGGACCGGGCGCTTTGTAAGGAGTCTGGGCAGTAAAGTTACCCGTCATCCAGTTGCGTTCGCTTGTGTCTTCGCCGGGACGGTACTGTGTACCCACCATGTTTGTAGGTGTAGTAGGGCGGGCTGTGTATGTGTATGGTCTTATCAATGAAGGTGTTTGTGCAGGCGGTTGGGTCGTAGTTTTGACCATTTTTGCTGCCAATATAGGAGCTGTCGCGGCACCTAAAATACCCGCCCCTTTCATTAAACTACCGCTACCAAGGGCGGCTAAAGCATCTTTGGGATTACTTGCGGCATAACTAGCACCCGCGCCTAACTTATCTACGGCAGACATGTTATTGGTCAACGCACTTGCTTCGGATAAAGGCGTACCCGCCGCTATTTCTGGGGTATACCCTGCATTAGATAGAAGCGATGCTTGCCCCATATTAGACAACCCAGCAGCCAAACCTGCGCCACCATACGCGCCAAGACCGGCCATTAGTCCTTTACCTAAATCACCAGAAGACAGTGCAGAGATGCCGCCGTACGCTAAGCCCGCTTCTGCCGCAGTCAACCCAAACCCTGCTGGACCCAAAGCCGCACCTACTAACAGAGGGGCTACACCCGTTTTACTAATAGCACTGTTGGGGTTTAGTGGGTTTAAATCACTAAAAAAGTTGGCTTCAGGGAGACCCGTATCTGGGTTAACAGTTAATGAACCACCTTGTGCTCGTGCAACGCGTTGTAACTTATCGACTTCGTCGGGTGTTACGTGCATAAGCATAGTGTCGCCGTGTCGACCATGCTCGGCTAAGTGTCGTGCTAAATGGGATAGGCTCATTTTTGCCTCGTAAATAGGGGGTTAATCGAGTTTATCATGTTCACCCAACTTTCCAAACAGTCCCGTCAGAATAAACAGGCACCTTTACAGCGCCTCCAGTAACTACCGTTGAGCCAAATGCGGGAGCCAAAGCGTCCGATACAAAGGCTCTAGCCCCCACACCAGAAGTTGCCGCGCTGGGTAGCGTAGCTACTGTATACACAGTAAGCGCTGGGATTACTCCACTAGCCGTACTAAGTTGTCCTAAGATATTGTCAATCTGGTTGAAGTACAACCGCAAGACGTTGTTTAATTGGTTTATGTAGTTAATGTCGTACTCAGGCGTAGCCGCAGGTAGGCGCGGTTGAACTGCGCGGTTGAGTTCAAATTTTGATGTGACGATATAACTCATCTACGTCCGTCCGGTCTGATGTCGATACGAGGAGCGCCAAGTTGCCACTGCACACCAATAATGTTAGAGGTAATCTTCATCTGCATTTGACGCCCGCGTATACGGATATACAACTGCCCCGTGAATTGATCAACGTTAATAACGGCTGGAGCCGTCCCTGTATACGTCACATTGGCGTTGCCTGTCTGCGTTATGCCTGAGCCAGAGTTGTTTAGCCCCTGTAAATACATAGTTACTTGGGGAGTCGTACCGCTTGTGGAGCCACGGAATGTCATATCAGGAATCATGCGATAGACAAACGCAAAGTTATGCCCATCCCCAATATCAAACTGAGCGGAAGTTATAGACGCCTCTATAGGCAAAGTTGTACCTGTCTCGTTGTCATCAACGCCGTATTCTTGGTTGACGACGTTGTAGCTGTATGTTGCCGCCAACGGGTAGTTGCGCAGCCCAGTATCGAGCCATGCGGTTCTAGCCATTGTGCCGTAGTACCAGACATCTTCAAAGTAGTTATACACCACATACCTGTCTACTGTCGTAGAAGTTTCAGAACAATAGAAGAACCACACCTCATTAAAGCCTTCATTGGTGCTGGCAAATACTTGGTCGTATTGTTGGGGGTTGATGTCGCTATAAATAAATTGGCGCAAGTCGCAACGCAGAGTTTGAATCCGTCCATCGTATTTGTAAAACTTATCCACGCCCATCCAGTAAGTAACCCCCGATGCAAGCGTTGCAGCATTTGGCCCAGCAATAGATACGTTGTCGCCAAGAAGCTGAGTCCCCCACACATATGGAGGTCCAAGGTATTGCAAAGAATAAACTGATTGGTCTGTATAAACCAAAATTTCCTGACGGCTTTGTACAGTGGTAACTATTTTGGAGCCGTGAGATAACCGCACACTACCTGCTTGGTTGGTGACTGCGGGATACCATGTAGTCAAAGATTCTTGGTCTGACCAACGAATTAACATCGGATCAAGCACCGTGCTTCCATAGTCATTTGTACCAAAGACAAGCACAAACCGACTGGCGTCTGACACAGTAAATGCGTTTTGAAAGAGTGGCGCGTACCCATCCGAGCCTGTTAAAGAAGACAGCAATACCCCACGCTGGGTTATTTTTTGCGTACCACTTTGCGTACCAGTTGTGTTTATGGATGCCCCACCTGATGTAGCCGCAAGATTAAATGTGTAGGTTGAAACATACTTGGTGTAATAAGTAACGCCCGGAACTAACCCCGTTGGTAACCAACCCGTTGTAGAAAACGTAATGGGCGTTCCATCCGTAAAAGCTACAGTAGAAGTCACTACGCAAGGGGTAGCAATCGTCATTGTTACGGACTGTCCAGTTACGCCTTGTATAGCGTCCCAGTAATACAGTGGTGCGCCGCGAGGTCCGTACAGCAGGTTCTGCCCCCAGTTTATTTGGTTCCATATACGAAGAGCGTCTGTTGTCGCAGTGCCGATACCCCAAGAGCCTGACCCCCAAGTGCTAGACCCCCAGCCCGTTAGTGGCACGGCGTATGAGGGGCCAGTATTAACTTGATAGACCGCGTAAATTGTTCCGCCACCAGCGGAACTAGCGCTGGCTGTACCTGTAACGGATATGGTGTATGTAGTAGCACTTACATAGGTAAGTTGGTATTGGGTGTTACTTGTAATAGTTATCCCGTTAAACGTAACGGATGCCGCCCCCGGAATGTAGTAGGTGACGTAGTCATTGTTAACAAACCCGCCATTGGTATCTTGTACTGTTACTGTAGTCGTTGTGCCTGTATTAGTTGCCGTGTTTGTTGTGAACTTGTTTACCAGCGTGTTGGTGGTCCGGACCGGTGTGATGTCGTTATATGCACCGCCACTCTCGATGTAGAACTTTAAGTTAGTGCCTACTCCCAGCAGATTCAAAGAAGCCAGCGTAATCCAGTTCCACAAAGAACGACAGACGCCCAAAAAAGAAGCAGAAGAAATACGTTGCCACCCACCAATTTTCTCAGGCGTGCCTTGACGAAAGCGTACCTTGTCGGATTCATACCAACCACCTTCATTTGTATAGCGCGTGTTTTCACGATTGACGCCGGGTTTTAGTTGAAGTTTACTTAGTGGCATATTACTTTGTATGGTATTGGGCTTCTGTCCAGATGCCTGACTTGTATTTACCTTCTGGTTTAAAAATTGTCAACTCTTGCTGACGCATCTCAGGCGCAAAGGAAATGTGCATCCAACGTCCATACTCGTGAATCATCTGGTCAAACTTAATACCAGCCTTCAAAACAAGCTGACATAGTTCGTGAGGAGTATGAGCAGAAGAAGAGCAGTCAATAGCCCAACCATCCATGTGGCTGGATACTTTAGAACCGCCAACAGCAAGATTAA